TTTCCCCACTCAAGTTTTGCGTATCAGATGAGAATTCAACCTTGGCTAACCATCCATAATGACATCTTTTGTACCTGATCATTTGCTGGTCCGCATGGTAGATTGAACAGAATTCTTTTTTCGCCTTTTTCATACTAACGAATGCTCCTTTATCAAGAGAGCATTGGTGATGCCTGTAAGGTTCGATTTCATCCAGACGTTCTTGACTTCCGTTAATACGAAAAGCTAAGTCTACCAATTGATCCGCTTGTTCACTGGTACACCTTAAAGTTCTTATTAATGTTTTCTTGTCCATCAATTTAGCGTGGTAGAAAGCATTATCCTCGGCGTGCATAGGTTCCCCTGTCTTAGAATTAGACAGGTGCATTCTTTCTATGGCTAGAAATCTCTTGTCGAGATCAGCTATTTTATCTCCAACTGCGCCAAGTACTCCATTCACATAGCCTGTGAGAGAAAAATAATCCCCCTCATCATTGAACTCCGCAGTGAACGTATTTGCTCGAAATACTTTTTTCATGTCATTTTCCTTTCTTAATTTAAGGTTATTGCCAACCCATACTATTCTCCATTATACCTGATAAAAGACTCTTTGGTTTTTGCTTGAGAAATGTAAACAAATGGTGGCCAGTGCCCCCACCTTCCCAGTATAAGGCTTCTACATTTACTTTTAGTGGTCCAATCATTCATAATTGAGTATGAATCAAAGGCATTTTTTGTCCAAACTCTAAACATTTTTATCCTCCTTAGTATGTTTCTTTATCTGGATTATTTTCCCAATCATCTAATTTTTCAAAGTGAAGAAAGATTGCCGTTTCTTTATCTGGTGCAAATTGCCAAACAAAATCTTCAGCTTCCTCTTGTGCTTTTTTCCAGTCTTCATCTTCTGTGAATGCTTTAACTTTGTCTTCCAATAAGAAATAAGCTGTCATGTATCTTGCCATTTTATCCTCCTATAGTTTTATTACATCAGTAATGGGGTTGGATCTGGTGAACAATTCACCTTGAGAAATTTGACAGGCCTCATAAACAGGTCTGCGATAGCCATTAAATCTTTTAGCATCATCAATTGAGGTTTCAATGGAATTTCTAGCGTCTAGGATAACAGTAGCCCTATCACCTAATTCAGCTTGAAATTCCCCTTTCTTGTCTACATGTCCATACTCTACGAAACGCATATTTTCCTCCTTATAGTGTTGCGAAAAATGCTACCACCCTTTTAATAAGATGGACATTCTTAATACTCTTAAATCTGTGGGATTGTGGTGTTCCTTCAATACGATACCAATTATAAAATAATTTGTAATAGTATTGGATTTTTTCTCGTTCCTTTTCTGTGAAAGTTTCATTGTATTTTCTACGTTTACTTCCATGGTTTTTCTGCTTCCACATCTCTACAATGATGGGGGTCTGTAAATCGTCAAGTTCCTTGTTGCCAAGTTCAATCAGAAATATTGGTTTCATTTTCATCTCCTTTCTTAATTAGAGTTTACCCTTCTTGCCTCCACTAAACGAAATGCTTAGTGAAAATAAGAAAGGTGGGGGAATACCCCCACCTCTGCTATCTCTTAATATTTCCGGAGTAAGTTCATAACCTGATCCGTTTTGGTCATTCTAACAATTGGAGAATCTAAATCCCGTAAATATTGAGTAGAAGCCATTGCTACATCCCAAAGATTAGGGGGTACATTCCCTTTAGTAGTTTCATTGAGTGAGTACCCAACACCATCCATGGGCAGAGCCAATACCTCTGGTAATTGTTTTTTACCAAAAGGAAGTTTTTCTTGAATCTCAACCCAATCGGGTGCGGTAAGCTGGCGTTCAGCCCAATGTTTCCAGATACCAGTTTCATCAGCAAATTCCATCATACCGATCTTCATATTCTCCACCATAGCAGAGATTGAAAGTCCAAGACCGTGTTTCTTTTTATCAGAAAATGCAGACTTTCCAATGGTCAACCCATTAGTACAGACCAAAACAATAGCACCACCCGTAAAGGATGGTTCCCACATACCGTCATGTGAACTTTTGATTTTAATATTAGGAGTTACCTGTTGACCTTCACGAATGGTAATGGGAGCACACTCATTGAATTTTAATTCAAAAATGAATTTATTCCCGTCTTGAAGAAGTTGAATGTTTGCTGTGGGAGTACCGTATTCTTCTAGTTTAGCCATAGCTTTCTCAGCATGCCAGATAATTTCTTCATACTGAAGAATTTCATATTTGCGGTTGGATACATCTGAAGCTACATATGCCAGATGCTCTTCATCCTTGTAGTCAACGATGATTCCCATTTTGCTTTCTGCACGATGATGTTGCCTACGCCCATACCAAATAGGTTCTTTTCTTGCATAGGGGAAATCTATTTCGGGGTATTTTTCCCTCACTTCTGCCATAATATCGTCTACAAATGCCATGTTCGTTCTCCTTTCTCAATTTAGGGTTTAACTACATTATAATTTTTTTTACTGTAAATGTCAAGAGATTAATTCGATTAAAAGTAGGCACTTTGCCAATCATCTTCTTCATAATCAAATTTACTAAGGTATTTCTCCATTTCGTTCTTCACTTCAATTTTAAAGTCTTTTACTTTGGAGAAGATAAATTCTGGTTTATCCTGATTTTTGTAAGATACGTCACACCCCCTTATAATATTTCCTTTACAATTTAAGTAGACTGCTCCTTCACTTATTCTTGTTCTTTCATAATCGTATTCCTCCAGTTTAAATTTTTCCGGTTTAATTTCTTTCATCCCCCGCCCATCAGCCCTACCTTGATTGATAAGACTGAATCCCTCATCAATTTTACCAATTGTATTCCTTTTGTGGATGAAATCTTCCATACCACATTCGTACTCAAAATATTCTTCTAGCCTATAAAAGAAGTTCATATTATCATCATGGAATTGATCATTGGAAACATCAACGCTGGAGATTTCATTCTCAGAACAGAATTGATACCAGGAGTACAGTATGTCACAAAATGCTCGCCTATATTGCTTCCCGTTAGTAGCAACGTAAAAGTTACCCACTTCAATATTCTTCCATCTACAGATTCCTAATGTTTCCTCCATAACTTTAATTCCCGATGGTAAGGAAGGTTCACCCCCTGTAAATGTAATTGAATTGATATAGTCCACTTGAGAAAAAATAGACCCTAAATATTTTCTGTCCATAGTAAGTTTCTGTGGTTCACCACGTAGGCAATGCGCACATTGCATATTGCAGTGCCTCGTTGTTTCTATTACCAGATTATCCAACTGTAACATTTTTACCTCCATTGTCCCAATTTCTATCTAGCCTATTCAAGAGTTCGTAATACTCATTATAATAAACTTCTTCAGGATCATCACTGTCTGGATAGGTAAATGCTGCAATAGCATTATCTGAATTCATTATTCCGGGGTTGGGTGCATTCTCCCAACGAAGAATAACGATTTTTTCTCCATCTTTCGTTATCCATTCACCGAGAAGATCACAGAAAAGGTTTCTCCTTGTAATCTTCAATCTTTCTTTCCTATCATGTTCTTTCTTCATTTCTAAAAAATCTGGCATAATACACTCCTTTTATTAGGGTTTTAAGTGAATTCCAACATATAGTGGGGGTATAAGTTACCCCCACCTATTTTGGAATTAACCTATTGCTGCCATCTTCTGAGATCCATTAACACCCTTGCTAAGACTGACACGATCGCCAGCAGCTTGACCTTTAGCCCATACTGACCTGTTTTCAGTAATAACTGGACGATTACCTGTTCTAAGTCTCGGAAAGGTTTTCTTAGTGAATGCTTCCGTAGCTGCTTTCTTCACAGTTACCAAAGCCAAAGAATCAGAGGTTTTAATCTCCTGTCTTTTCACATACAACATTTCCATTCTGTGAATAATTCTGTTGACCATTGAATGAGCAAAGGTATTCCTTATTGATCTACCCATCCCTTGATTTTCAACATCAGTAATTCTACCAACAGTCCTTCTAAGATACTTTGTGAAGTAGATCGTCATATCCACATCTGATTTAGTACCCAAAAATGCGAGGTGCCAACCATCTCTTTTGGTATATCGGACGGTTTTAACATCGAAACACTCTCCTATACCATTAGCTAGAACAGCTTCCCACATAACTCCTCTCATTGTTCTACCTTTAAGATCCATTCTGATCATTGAAGCTGTAACTTCTTCCTCGGTTTGACAATCGCCAAGGGTTAGAGAGTGTTTTTCCATAAAAAATGCTGCTTTTTCCATTGCCAATGTAGCTTCTGCTTCATTGGGTGAAGTCGCCAGTCTCATCAACTTCTGGATTTTATCCAAGACTTGATCTCTTGTCATTTCTGCCATTTTATTTCTTCCCCCCTACCACTTTAAGATCCGCTCTTTTTTGATCGGGTTCTCTGAGATCCATATGAGAGTCCGATATGACACATCTGTAAAGACTTCTCTCCGTCATTACTTGAAATGCTTCAAATGCGGGATCATCGAAATCTAATTCCTCAAATCTAATTTCATTAGCGCCTTCTTCTTCACCATTTTTTTCCAATACAACAATGTGATTACCCATAAATTATTTCCCTTTCTTAATTTGATTGTATTCACGAATTACATCGGCCCCACACCAGGGACAATGCTTGATACCGTATATCTCCTTTGAATGGAAGGAAATGTCTGCTAATTTAGCTGTATCATTTTCCACACTAAAATTTTCTCTTCTGATCCATTCACTCATAATATCGCAACATGGGTGAATTGATTCCAGCATGTCAGCACTTTGACATCTATTGGTTCGCAAAGTGTACGTTAAATGCTCGTCCAGTTTTCTCATTTCACTCTCCTTTCTAAGTGTACCGTTCATTAATAAGAGTGTCACAAGCCTTTACCAAAGCATCGTGACCATAACCCTTCAAGGATTCAGCGATCAACTTTTTCACCTTGACATCACCTTTACTGGCATCGTAAATTCGATCACCAATGAAGTCCCCCACCGAGGCGGGGTCGTTATAGAATTCATCTGCCCGTTTTTCAACTTCCATGTAATCAATCTCATCTTGATAATTATTAGTTTCCATCCTAACGGAACCCTCTGCAAAATCGTAACATGCAGATTGCAGATCGGAATAAATCTGACTTGCTGCCGCATCTATATCTACCATCTTATTCTCCTCCAAATATTTTTGAGATATTTGCGTATATGTCAGCCTCTTTTCTAATATCTGGTGCCGACAGTCTTTCAATGTACGGGTATTGCCATGCGTCACCTAATGGTACATGGATCAATTCTAAAGGTTTCAGTGAAAGGATCATGTAAACAGCGTAGCCGTCTGCTGCGGGGAATTGTACCACCTTACCTTTGTATCTCCCCCTACCATTCTCCTTACACCATGCAGTCAGTTTATCCAGATATTCTTTTTCTTGTTTTTGCCAATCACTTGACCAATCCATATGTGGTGGGTCAAATGGTACTGAGTAAACTTTCCCCATACTCATCTCCTTTCGTTAGGGTTTACATTAATTAATTAAGTGAACGTATATAAGGCCCACTTAATTAATTAATGGGGTATCTCAGGATACCCCACCCTCCTTTACTTTTTGAGCTTAGTAATTTTGTCGTAAATACGGCCTGACTTCCAAGTGTTTTCTTCTACCGCTTCTCTCTTTGAGGAGTAACTTTCATGATGGTATCCCTCATAGAAATGGGTAACTTCATGAATGGCTATCTGTTTGATTTTGAGTCCCAAAATCTTTCTATTTGAAAGACTGTATTTTTCAAAGATTTTATATGGATGTAGCAAGAACACCTTCTTATTTTTAATGGTTCCAGAAAACTCAAATTCTCCTTGCTCATCTCTGCTCACGATGGTAGAATCTTTCTCCGAAGTGTAACTTGCAAGAGATTCTCCAGTCATGAAACCTGTACTGAATCTTCCGTAGATGTGATTGTCCAACAAGACCTGTTTTATAGTCTCAGTCCACATACTAGCAAGAGTCCTTGCTCTCTTGGTGGTCAGAAACTTCCTCATTTCAGTAAGATCACCCTTTTCACACTTGGTAAGGAATGACGATTTGTACCCAACGAATTTAAGGAAACTTTCTTTATCACCAAAATCCATATCATCGTCAATTCCCGTTGTTATCCTAGAGGTTGTGAGTTTGGGGTCCAGACCTTGTTGAAGTGCAATCTTAGCCATCATTTTGAGTAATTCAGGTGAGACTTTATTCCAATGTACTTCATTAAAAATTTCGTCAACATCTTCCTCTCTAATTTCAGCATCATCTTCACCTGGAACTGTTGCTACAATTTCCACGGTATCAGGTTTCAAAGTGGAGACTCTATCTAACATTATTTCTTCCAAGAATTTTTCAGCTTTTCGTTTTGGTTCCCACTTCATACCATCTCTGTTCGATGTAAGAAATTCCAGAGACTTTTGATTCAGTTCAAGGGTCAGTTTGGCTTCAGCATTCTTCAGCGTCTCTCCGATATACCAGTTATGCATCCAAATACCGTTAATTCTGACACTGATAGATTCATCCCAACCATTTTCGGTATCCATGTAAAGGTCTCCGACATCAGGTATGGTTTTCAAAAAATTACCTTTAGGGGAGATGGTATAAATATTCTTTCCATTAACTTGAATAGAAGTGTCAGTTTCAATTTTCTCCGCTACATCTGTAAATTCCCGCACCAACCAATCAAAGTCTTCCTCTTTCTGAATTAAGATTGAGACTTTAGTACCTTCCTGAAATTCATCAATCTCTGTAATATCGAAACGATCCCCTGCACCAGTTATCAGGAAGTTGTGCGTGTGAATTTCATAAGAGATCCAAGAGAAAAATAGAATTTCTTTAGCTTTCCCAAAAGCCCCTGCTGCATCATCACTCTGTTTAAATGAACCCCCCAGGAACAGCAACTTTTCAGTAATAACGTCCAAATCCATACCGCAACCATCGTCTGTAACAACGATGGTTCTGGATTCTTCATCACTTGTCACTAATATTGTGGTCGCTCCAGCGTCTATGCTGTTCTGATAGAACTCCCTAGCCAGTGCTTCTCTGAAATTAGAATAGTCATGTTTGGCCATCTTCAGAAAGTATTCGTTTGGAATACCAATTCGACCATTCTCAACTAACTTTCCCATTCTCAACTCCTTTCTTAGATTTAAAGGTTACTCTGCATCTAACTCCACTTCCAAGTTCATGATTACTCTTTCAATCTTTCCTTTCATTTCTACAAGGTAAACGATAAGGTCTTCCGCAGTGTCCCCAAACCCTGCTGTTGTGTTTCTCCTGCAATTCTTGAGTTCGTAGTCCAATCTTTGAAATTTATCCAGTAACGAAAAAACACCTGCATCTTCCAGGTGTTCTTGGTTCCAACCCTCACAATCTTGACAGTAAAGTTCTTCTTCATTTCTCCTCATGATACACTCCTTTCAGTATGGGTTCACATTTACTTCCTTAAAAGAGACAGTATCTCCTTTAAGTAAGTGGGGTAGGGGTCTCCCCCCACCCACTCTAGGTTTTAAGCATTGACTGCCATATCCATCTGAGTTTCTTCTTCAACAACTTCCTCAGACGGCTCTTCTACTTTCTCCTCAACTTTAGCTTCACCAGTTTCCTCAGCTTCAGCTTCGGCCGCTTTTGCAGCGTCACGCTCTGCTTTCCATGCAATGTACGCTTTGGTATCAGAACGTGGCACGATGTTGTCATTGTTGACATCCACCACACTGATGATTCCAGTAGCGGTTTCGTCAATCACCCACCCCTGTTTCCTACGACCAGTGAAGTGAGCCACAATGCTCTTTTCGTTCCTGAACTGTACGTTAAGTTGCTCAGCCGCACTTGCAGAGGTTTCGAGAAATTCGGCCATGGTAGCACCGACAACCAGAAGTTTATCGAAAGCCAAACACATGGAACCAGCTTCAACACCCCCGATATCCTCAATCAGTTCGTTGATGTCTTTGTACTTGCTTTTGACGGCAACCGCTTTACCAGTACGGGGTCCAGTCTCTTTTTTCGGTTTGGGTGCATTTTTGACCGCTTCCTTCTCTGCTTTCTCAGAAGTAGCCGTTCTGCAAGCTACCAGAGAGGGACAATCTTCACAATCTGGAGAAGCTACATCGAATGCTCCAAATGCACCGCAATCCTCACTTTCAGGGGTAGCATCAACAACTACTGCCTCATCAAGCATGTCCTGCAATTGGGTTTTCGTCAATTTCGTGGTAGTTTCAATTCCCATCTCGGTCAGCGTGTTACGGATTTCTTCTTTAGTCATGATATAATTCCTTTCTTACTCTGTGGTAAACAATCTTTTAAGCAGTATCTCAAGCCCCACCCTGTTGAAGCGCCATGCTTAAAATTTGTTTTACCTATATAGTGGGTCGGGTTAATGGTTTTCCATCGACTGTGGTGCTTCTCACGAAGCGAGAAGCGGGATTATAACACTGGTTTCAGGGTTAATTTTCAAGGTTGCGATTTCAGTTGGCGTTCATTTGTATCTAATATACATTTTTTTACTGGGAAAGTCAAGTAAATAATGCATAGTTCCCAAGAAAAATTCGTTTTAATCTTTCGGCCTAGAAACGCTTTCCCTCATAAATCTTTTTACTCGTTCAATGTCCTGTAAGTAAGTACCGATTGTATCCGCATCTTCAAATTTTTGAAGTTCTTCCACCTGATCTTCTGCCAGATAGATGCAATTATCTAAAGCTCGGATAAGTTTGCGGTCAATAGGTTTGACCTCCCCCTTACTCGAAATTTTTTCGAGTGACCTTGCAATGCTTGGCATTGTGACATTATAGAATGTCAGACCCATCCTTGTCTCATGTAAGTGTGGCATTTTTCTCCCCCTCCAATCTCCATATTTCAGTGTAGTCCCTGATTACCAACCGCTGGCAATCTTCTGGTAGATCCTTGAACTTGATCTTCCTCCCAAGGTGACTGTACTTTGGATAATCAATTACAGTTTCATTCCAACCGTGAATACAAAATCCTTGTGGGTGGAATGGGTTGCTTGACATTCCAACATAGTCGCACCCATTCCTTCCTCTGTAATTCCCAGTATATACCACAGTATAACGATCAAAGGTTTTACCTCCATTGTCGTATGCTCTGATATGTCGTGGTACATCATTTGGCATGAATCTTTCTCGTCTTGTCATGAGTTCCTCCTTTCCAGTTAGAGTTATAAAATTCTTTAAAGGGGTAGTTTCCTACCCCCTCTCAGTATCCTACAACATTAATTCATCAATGTAATCAGGTTCCAGACTGAACCATTCAGCACAAATGTCGAGTGGCATTTCACCCCCATCTAGTCTTTCAAGGAGATCTTCTCTCGCCTCCTCAACCATATCATCAGCATCTTCTTTAGTCATTCCATCTCTCCTCATCAAAATTTCTGCAATGCCCATTTTAGTCCTCCATCTTTTTTAGATTCTGTACGATATGCAGTGCCAGAGTTATGTAGTCATCCAGTTGACCTTCTGTGGGTTCTTCAACATCCCAATCCCTATCATCCTGAATACCGTACAGAGTGTCACACCCACTACAGGAACCGTACCAGACTTTGACATACCAGTAGTTATGAGGCTGGTAGGTGCTTTCAGGAATCACGAAAAGCAGTGTCCCCTGATAATCACCATCGTTGATTATTGTTATATTGTCAGGGTCTGGATTGTATTCGCAATCATCCTCATTCCGTACCAGAGTGATAACTGCTTTAACGATGTCCTTGTATTGCGTGGGTTCGTTCTCCTTGAACTGATTTCTCAGTTCGCTTTTACCGTCCATGAATCTTGCAACGAATTTGTCAATCATTTTACTCCTCCTCTGGTACTCCCTCTAAAGTAACGTAGTCACCATCCTTAAGACATTTGATAGCAAAATCAAACATCGCCTGCATTCTACCATCGAACTTGCCAGATTTAGTGTGACCTACATTAGCTTCCCAAATGTCAGTGATGTATCCACCGTCCTTGGGGTTGCCATTAAATGACACAACTCGGATTGCTTTTAGTTTCATGTCATCCTCCTATATAACAGTTATCCAGTTATCATGCGTAACTTCAACACTCAATTCCAAATCACATTCATCATGGTATCGTTCCAATTTGATGCTAAGAATCGTATCATCCTCAAACAAGATTTCGATGAGATCCTCATCCATTTGTCTAATACCCTTGACTTTTCTACCATCCAATGCTTTTATGATTTCTTTCATGTCCATTATTCTTCTCCTTTCTTGTAGTATCCAACCTTCACACGATCATTTATACCGCTCCATGATTTCATATCAAAATCTGGTACACTTTCATCCTCTTTGAAATTTTCGTGAAATTCATCTGTGGCAGTACAACCTCCCCAACCTTCACCTATATAAATAATGGGTCTGTCTGAACCCCACTCCTCACATATGTATTCAATCTCTGGATCTTCATAAGGTGGCCACGATACGATCAGTACTTCCGCATCAGAATATTTCTTGACAGCACTCATACCATCCAGGTTCTCTACTATGCTGAAGGGTTTACCCTTGGAGTGACGACAACCCACCCATGATTGATCATCAGTGGACTTGATGTTCACACCGTAATCATTCAGTGCTTTGGACAACCAACCATGACCTGCCATGATTTCGAGACATTTACGTTTCCCCAACCATAGAGCAAGGTCTTTAGTCCAGATTTCATCAATGACTGCCCACATACCCCTGCTAGTAGCTTCATTCCTATACTCATAATTATAGAAGGAATGACATTTTAAAGGTTCAGGGGGTATAAATCCAGTGTCAAGAAAATTTATGAAAGCCTTTGGTGTCATTTTATATTCTCCCTTTTATCAATGATGAACTCAACCCATTCCTTTGCATCTTTTAGAAAGTTCATTCCAGTTTCTTTTTTCATATTGGCTATTACATATTTGATAGCTTTGATCTTACCTCCATCAAGATAAATTTGATACACTCGATCCGAATATGAACGAACTCTGGTATCCTTACAAGTTAGATCAATATATCCCGCACTTACAGCACCAATGAATATTTTTGCTGTCCAAAAAGGAGGAGCAGTTCTGCTGCTTTTTGTAAGAATCCCAAAGGTTTCAAATGACATAGATTCATAATCCCCACCTTCATCACCAAATCTTCTGATAAAGGAAGATTCAGAACCCCTGGGACAGAAGTATAGATCGTTTTCTTCTGGAGACCCATCTGTTGTGTATATGAAGTTTCCCATGAATTTGCAATTTTCACAGTCATGTTCCCACCACGGTTTTTCTTCTTTCATTTCATTATCTCCTTCCAAAGGATTGATGTTTTGATACCCTTAATTTTTCTTAAAGCATCCCCCACCCCTTTCAGGGTTCCTTTGTTCACCCAAAATCTGTAATGCACTGGATGGTCAGGTTCAACGTAGCTGATCCAGTAAATGTTCTTGAATTTGGGGTCTTCCATGATTCGTGCTGCTGAGTTAATGTCGGTCCTGATGTAGATAGTCCCGTTAGCACCCTTGAAGTATGACTTTGGCGTACTCAGATCATTCAAGATAGCTTCCCGTAGTATTGAATGGTTAGGGTTTTCGTTGGAGCTACAATCTCTTGCTTCTCCGTCTAATAATTTGTAGTGATTCATTTCAGCTCCTTTCTTTGTTTAAGGGTTTACACCAATCCATCATGAAGGTCTACCACAGTACAGCCGTGGTAGACTCTATCATGGATCAATTATACAACACCCCCATAGAATTTTTGATACAGGCTTTCAAGTCCCATTGCAGCATTTCTACCAAAGTCCTGAACTAAATCAGTAAGATCAGCACCATTCTGCCGCATTGCAATAAAAATTTTCAAGTCTCTATTGCCCACAATCTTTCTCTTATTTATTTTCCTCAGTTTATAACTCATTAGTACTCCTTTCTTAGTCAATGTAGCCGAATGATAGAAAAATGATCAATCCCATAAGCGCAAATGTAAAAGTCGCCCCGAGTACACCCTTCATCATTTCCCAAACACTGAGATTTTGATTCTTCTTCCATTCACCATGAACTAGCATTACTTACCTCCATTAACGTCTTGTTTATTAGCTGCAATTTGGACTAATATGTAGGTGTCGGAATTTATATTCCCTTCACCCTCTGCCTCCCAAAGATCAATAATCAGTTTGTAAAACATGGTCTAGCTCCCAATTTTCTTCAAAAGGTACTTGATTAGGAAGTTCGGTTAGATTCAATTCGGTCCCGATTGACTCAAATGTTTCTGAATCAATATTACGCCACACACCGTCTTGCATTTCCATTTGTTGCTCTCCTTTCTTCGATCATACGGGTTTCAAACCATTCAGCTTTGGCTTTGGTGAATACCAAAATCATGTCTTCCAATGAAAAAGTCTTGCGTAGTTCCTTAAACCTTTCAAAAAGGTACATTTTACTACCTCCTTTGTTGGGGTTTACATACATAATTGATTGGAACCCCCTCACTAGCAGGGTTCCAACCTATATGACTGCAAACTATCCTAACGCACTCAACCTTTCTTCATCTAATCTCTGTCTCCCGAAAGTGCTGACCCTGCGTTCATGGTCCCATTTGTCTCTCGACTTCCAGTTTTTCTTCTTACTGAATGACCATGCAGGTGCCCAATAGTATTCATTGGTCCCTTTCTTCTGTTTCAACCCGGCTGCTTTCAGGGTATCACTCAAATCTGAGGAAGCACCCCGTACCCAATACCATGCTCCTACCCTGTCTCTCTTGATACCAGGAATGTGCTTCACTTTATTGTGCATGTCCATCATCTGTTGAAAAAGGTGATTGGTTCCCGTTGAATCTGTTGCTGAAGGTCCCCAAGAAATGTTCCACTTACCCAATTTATCTTTCAGAACTTCAAATGCTTCCAGAATCGCTCTGGTCATTCCCAGAGATTCAGCATTTTGCCCAATGATGTCGGGGTGCCATTCTTTCAGCGCAGTATTCTTAGCCGTTTTCAAATGTTCAAATGTATCACCTTTCGGACCCAAGATACCCAATGCAACTTTGATTCCCATTTTGCTTTTAGCCATTTCTCTAACTCCTTTCTCAATTTGGGGTTTATGTATTATAGATCGTGTCCTTATCAGGGTCGTATGCCGTACACATATTTCTCTCATAAATGTCCCGAATAATGTTACCATTGAAGAAATCACCTCTTCCAAAGACAGAGGGGGTTTGAGGGTGTCCGTGATTGTGAAATGCTTCATTCAATTTCCGAACTACTTTGTGAACGGGTACTTCCTCATCACCAATAAAATTGCTGATGAAGTCAATAATTTCCGCATCAATGTTATTGAAATCTACCATGATTCTAGCTCCTTTCAAGATTTTAAATGAACCATATTATAACAGTTTTTGTGGGAAATGTCAAGCAATATCAACACGTTCCCACATCAACTGCTTTTAGTTAATTCCTTTCATTTGGGTCAGACTCAATAAACAACCGTCCGTGAACTACCGTGAACCATTGATCTTGAATGTCCAAGAAACCCATGCTCACTTCTTCCTCAAACGCTTTGACCGCTTTAACAGGTGTTAAGGTTCCTGCACAAAAGTCGTAGCAGTATTGCCGATACTCTTGCATTGTGGAAATCTTTACCAAACCATCTTCTGGAAAGGTTTCGTATCGGGGGTCAGCTTCCTCAAACTTGACCAGTTCAAAATTAGTGGCATTGTTCATGGGGTTAGCAATGAGCAGGAAATGGTTCATAACCTCAGGAATGAAATTCTCGAAACCCATCTCCCAAAATTCGGGGGTTTCAGAATAGATAACGTCCGCTTTCACTGTACCCAAATCAGTCATTCTTTTTTCCACAATCTTTTTTAAATCCATAATCTTAACAACTCCTATCAAGGGTTTACGTTAATGTTTCATAAAGGTGGGGGTGCAGGAACACACCCCCCTGGCTATCAAACATCAACCGACAACTGCAAAGGCCACGGTCTGATAAATGACGTACACATTGTCCTCATCGACCCACATCAATTCATCTGTGTCATGGGAATCTCTTTCAATGAATGCGTTAAAGCAATCCACTACGTGCTTCACACAATGGAATCTAAACCCTATCTCTTCCAATCGTGCTAAGAGATTATCTTTGAACATCACACCAAGGAGTCTGGTATCGTTACAGCAGTGGATTCTTTTTTCACCATAGTCAACAAATAAATGGCAAACCATTTGGGTTAGTGCTTTGGACATATCAAGGTACTGGTCAGCAACTTTATCTCCATACTGAGATAAAACATGATCATATTCCTCTTTCGCATAATTGTTCATAACAACCTCCAATCTTCTAGGGTTTACATCAATGCTTCACTTCAAAGGGTGAAGTTATGGAAACCCTCACCCTTATCATCAAGCGTTGAAGTTACGGAGCGATATTCTCAGCAAATTTTCGCAAGTTACTCAATGCGGACATAAACTTGCTGAATTTCGGGTATGAATCGTGCAGGAGCTCACTGTATAACCACATCATATGTGGATCATTATACCCTTCATCATTCATGATTTCTATTTCCCGTACCAATGCTGAGAAATCATTGATCAGTTCGGGAGTAACATTGTCGCTGAAGAAGAATAGGTCCCCATTAGCATCGTACTCTTGCGTGTATCCCAATTCTTCTAACCATTTTTCAACATCAGAGAGCATGGGATGATGTTTGAACTCTTCCCCGAATGCTCTGCACACATCGTCATAATGGAGTATCTTCACTTCATCAATGTTGTACCAAGGAATATCAGATGCTTTTTCCCCAATAACCATGTTCAAACACGCTAACTCTGGTCTGTCCCAACAAGTCGCTCTTTCTTTTTTCATAACAACCTCCTTCATCTAAGGGTTTACAATCAATTCCTACATTCATGCTCTTGACAATGTCCAGTCAAGAGCATGGTACGAGGGAACTAACTGATCGCTTATTTCACAGTTTTACCACAATCGGGACACACACCATCGTAGTGAGTAAATGAATACAGTGTCCCGCAATCATCACACCTGATAAGGCGATCATCGTCTGAGTAATCATCAAGGACCCACCATATACCCTGAGTCAGTTCAGCTTCTGCGGAAGTTTTAGCAGAGAGCGCACCATCCCAACCCCCTACCCATTTTTTGAACCAGAAGTGGAAGTCGTTCTGATCAAGCGCATCCAGTTTTTTGCGTACCGTGTTACACTGTGAAAGGATGTCACTCGCATACATTAAACCATCATCAGCGGTCCAATCATTAACCTGTGATTCTACACTTTCTACGACTTCCAAAATTTCTTTTTTCATAACTACCTCCAATTTTACTTAGTTTTGACCAAACCAGACGATTTCGGTGGACACCATAACTTACCACGATCACCTGGACGTTTCTTCTTCTGGATGGGGTTATTCAACCACCCTTTCAGACTCTTCTTTTCTTTGGACAGTTTCTTGCTGCGCTGAATACCTGTTAGAATCTGGAACTTCTCGTTTCTCACTGACTCAGCATGTTTAATAGAGACACCTTTGGAATGACAGTATTCACACAAACCGTCTGGAGCATAACACGTTTCATACCCGATAAAACCGGAACGTTTTTCGTCTGGTGGTGGTTCAAAATGGTAGGAAAGCATACCCAACCGTTTTCTCATTCTCTTGGAAGGTCTAATGCTACGAACTGAAGCATTCCCACAATGGACACACCTAGCAGAACCGATGTGATCATTGGACCCACTACCAGTAGCAGTTGTAACCCACGCAACCCTTGGAACCCACTGTTCTACATCTTTCGGGTCTGGACTAGGGGGGTTCAACCAATCTCTTCTTGGACGTATCATCTGAGTCGTACCCATAACTGGAACCTCAATTAAGATTTTTAAGAAATTAACTGCTTGGAACCATCAAACACCCCCACCATACAGAAGGTTTTAATGGCACCAAGCAATGACCTTGCTATTAACTACCTTTTAATGGATACAAGCGTAGTTCTTATAGAGGAATAGCAAAGTCATTCAAAAAAATTCTTTTTAAATGGATGCTCTGTCGGGTGAAATTCTTTTATCATGTACGTGTGGAACCCTAATCAAAACCTAACCTGTTTCACTACCCTGGAACCAAATGGTTGACCAGTATAAATAGTGGAGTCAAAACCGAGCGCAGCACAGAGACTCTAACTGGAGTAGGTTTGCTGAGTAACCACGTAATTGGAATATCAGCTATCACCCTTTATTTCTACACATCATCTTGGCTACATCACCACTGTCAACCGCACTTTCTCTGTCGGAACGGGTTGTCGCATAACCCCAATGGAATACCGTGTCTCTCAACTTACTTACCTCATGCAACGGAAGCGTTTTCAGTCTTGCGGTAAAACAGTACATGGAACCTAAAGAATAGGTCAGTCTCTCTTTGGAAGCAGAATAGCTAAGGTCTTGAATGATAGCAAAAATGGAGGGTAATTTGAAGATACTATCAAAGCGGAAAGACTGTGTATCTTTGGAGTCAAACAACCTGACTAGATTGGTCTGGATTACGTTTTCAAGATGTGCTGATGAGATTAGAACGAAAGGAACCACCCTTGACATTGCAACCTGACGATTACAACCACCCCTATGGATATTCTTCTCAAACCGCAAAGAAAAGGAACTAGACTTGCACCCCGTTGAATCAGTGACTTTCAAACTACCCATTCTGGATCACCCCCTTTCTGAATGCTTTATTTTGTCGCTGGAAACTTCATTTGGTACTAACTTAATACTACCAGAGTTCATTGGAAATGTCAAGTAAAAAAATGTATAAAAATTATCTTTCTTGGGATAAAATTAAGTTAATTTCTAGGATAAAAAGTAACAGAAGGAATACCAATAATACTATGGACCTCGGAAGTAATCACTTGATCTTCTTTTCCTAACATCTTCTTATATTAGATAAGGTGTCTCTTTGGCTATTACCATTGATGTAGGATGTACGTGCGTAGGTGATTCTTAGGGTTAGAGCTAGGATGTATGTTGATTAGTGCAGTTGTGTTAGGACATAGGTTAGCAGAGAGATTCAAAGGAATAATGTTGGGAGGTTAGGCTTAGTGCATAGAGTAGAGGGTTAGGAGTTGAGGAGTAGGTTATAAAGGTTTTTCTAGGAGAGGTATAAGAGTACAGGAATGAATATGCTGAGTATGCTCTGGATGGTAGCCCGTTCCTAAACATTGTTATGTTTCCGATGGTGTAGGCTGTAATCGATCCAAACTGCCTCTACAGAGGAATCTCAATATGATAAATCCTAATTTCAAAATGGACTGGAAATGTGAATGGGTATGCGAAAATACCCAATATATACCCAATAGTCCTTGATTCCATACCCAATCTTATACCCAATGGGTAGCCAAATATACCCATTTTTACCCTCCATATTACCCAAAATAGCTCATTATATATAGTAATAGACACCTTGGAGCTGGAAAGATACCCCCTGAAGGGTAAGGGTCGCATAAATCGACCATGCGCTCGATCTTCAATGATTTCAACCACTTACAAAAGTATTTCCAACGTCAAACGCATCACCTCGTGCGTATTTGAGATTTTCCAAATTAAACCTTGATTTTCTCCTAGAAGTAGAGTAATGTAAATCATTGATTAATGGACTATTTAAGTGGCTTACATGCCGATGCAGGACTTAAATACACAATAACAGATAGCCAAATCACCTGTCAATCGGAAACTTTACCATTTCATTGCGGTAGGGAAGGGTAACTTAGGATGATAGTATAAAATAAAGGAATATTGGATGGCTTATAGTTAGGAGAATAGTGAGAGTTTGGAGGTTCGGACAAAGGAAACATTCCAACATCCCAAAAATTTTTTAGTCGCATAGGGTTTTGAATTTTTGGAAATGCGGAACTATCGGATATCACTACATATATTATTTTTGGGGAAGAAGGGAAATTAGGCTCATATTTATTGGAAATACTAGCCTAAACCCCCCTTTATTCTCTCACTATTCTTGATTTACCCCTTCCTAACCCAAAATATAGATAATAGTGAGGTAAAAGAAGGGAAGTTAGGACCAAGTATATTAGACTATACTCCTTCACTTTTACATGTGTCTAGGGTTAAGGAGGGTTAATCAAAGTTTGGATATAGATTAAGTTTAAATATGCCATACTTTATGCCTAAGCCCAATGTTAAATTAACTAAATAAGTTAGGATGATGTTATGTTTTTCTTTATTCCTAAGTCTTAGCTAAACTTTGCTAGATTTCTAGGAATAACCCCCCTGAGTTAATTTTTAATACTTCCAAACTTTTTATCATAATAATCTTAGAGTTTGGAAGTTAGGAAATAGAATGGAAATAGGCCCCCACCCATACCCATGCATTACTTTTATCGTGGACGTTGATTGTGGTGGGGCTCAGACCCCTAGAGTTTGGACTCTGCAATTCATTTATACCCCTGATCCAAACTATCTAAGGTGATCCGGTGATTTTAGTACATTGTATAGAGTTAGGATATAGTTTGAAAGGGGCAGAATGTACCCCCACCCTCTTCCAAATGTTCGGAAGTTCGGCTGTTACTTTTTCTTAAGCCAAAAAAATACCCCCTCTATGGTAGCAGGGGGTTTGTGGAATGTTAAATTTCTCGGGACACCCATTTGTCTTTATCGGTACGGAGGGTGATTACCGACTGGAACGAAACCAGTTTGAAATCTTGACCGGAACCAAAAAAGACCACCCCATCAACCAGGATTACCGACCCCTGATCACGCATTCCCGCAAGGTGCGACCAGAGCGTGGACTTAACCTTCAGGTTGAAGTGATCGAGGACCCTCTTGTTCAGGACGGTCAACGCTTCACGGGTGTACTCATGACGATGGAGCGCACTGTTCAGGACCTGTGTACGGGTGTCGTACTTATGGATATTCACCATACCCCGCACCCCAAAATCAGGACGTTTAGCTTGGAATGCTCTCGTTACCGCAGTATGGACCGCATCGTTACCTCTGTCGTGATGTTTCATGGAATGACCTCGCTTTCTTGGGTGTTGAGTGAGGAACCCCCTCACTTCTTACTTATAGTATATCAGGGTATGCAGGAAATGTCAACAGAAAAATGCATTTTTCTTAGGAACCATGCACTTTTCTTTGGCTATTTTTTATACCCCCCCTTGTTTGGAAGTTCGGCTACTTTTCACTTAATTTCTTTTTTAAGGAAGTTAGGAACTCTTTTTTAAAGGAATTTTTTAGGATTATTAAACACTTACTTTTCGGACTACTTTTACTATTTTTTTCTTTTAAGGAAGTTAGGATTCTTTTTAAAGGAAATTTTTTAGGCTTTCTTTTTCTTTTAAAATTTTTTAGGCTTTCTTTTTAAGGATTTCTTTCTTTTAGGAAGTTAGGCTGTTACTTTTTTTAAATTTTAGGATTCTTTTTAAAAGAAAACTTTTTAAGGATTTTAGGAAAGGCCCCCTCCGAATCTCAAAAATGAGTTAAACTTTTTTAGGAAGTTAGGAAACACCCCCACCCTAAAAAACAGCTTCCGGTATTTCAAGAAACTGTTTTTGTGGTGGGTTACTTTCTACGGGGGTTGCGGTATCTTTTATCTGAGAATTTTCTGGTTGATCCATCGGGGAGATCGGTAAATTTTTTGCACCTACCATTTTCAGCACTTTGACATTTGTTATATCGTATACAATCGAAACATGACCTTCTCATAGCTGCACCTCTGGTATGGGGTTGTGGGGTTGCAGGTGCAACCCCCTGCTGCTGTTAAGGGGTATAGTAACTGAATGTACCCTGAATTGAACCGTCTTTGACAATCTCTACGCACCCACATGGGTACCATCTGATTACGTTGTTGGGGTCGGGGGTTTTTTTATCAGGGTACATACACATAACGTCTTTGTCTACATAGTCGCATTTACTACATTTGTGGGTTTCAATGGTCTGCATGATAACACCTCGAAAAAAGAATTTAGGGGTTGCAGGTGCAACCCCTGCTGCACGTTATACCCAATCGTATAGATATACCCTGTCAAAAGAAGTTAATTCAGCACCGTTGTTTTTTGCAATAGAGCGTAAATCGGTCAAGGTAAATCGTAACTGGTGTTTTTTATCAAGGTAACTTTGAACGTCAAGCATTTCTGCAATGTGAATAGATTGGTTATCTCTTGTCTCTTTTGCACCGCAATGATGCACCGCATGAAGCACTAGCTCGACAATATTGACCATTGTGACACCTCGAAAATATGGGTTGACAGTTAGCTCACTATGAGGTCTAAAATCGCTTTGATCAATGGTGAGAAATGATAACCGAAAGCGATACTACCGAAAAGACACGTTACACCTATGATGCTTTCAAATGCTAGTTGTGACATGGGAACACCTCTTATTTGGGGTTGACAGTTAAACTTCAATCTGAGTTGCAGGGTTGCAACCCAGAATGAAACCGAACTATGCAAGGTGAATATGGTTGTTCTCGTCAAGTACCATACACATGCACCTATCAGCAGCACTCTCGAAAACTTCAGGTGAAAGCATAACTTTTGAACGGTAGTTGTCGGGTACTTCAGAGAAGTTGTTAAAGTTGTATTCTCTCGAAAACTTCTCACTGAGAAAGCGTGAAGATACTACACCGTGAATTGAGATTGTGTCGCTGATAAATCTGGTAACAATAGAGTCAAGTTCTGTAAACATGGTAACACCTCGAAAAAAGGGTTTAGGGGTTGCAAGCGCAACCCCTGAAATTTTATCTGATAGAGTCTTTACAGTATTGGTTCATTTCGCAGAAACTCTTGATAGCAGACTCATGAAAATTTGTGGTATGACCAATTTCACCGAAAAAATAATTGACAAGTCTGGTAAGATTGTCAAGGTCAATTTCAGTTCTGATATAAACCATACCAACATCAATCAATTGACCATACTGAGAAATAATTTCTCTGATCATATAAACCATATCAATACTTTCATAGTTTTCAATAAATTTCTCAGCACTCACGTAAATTTGGTCGGTATCAATTTCTCGAATTTTCATAACTTCACCTTGAAATATGGGTTTGGTTGTTCTCACTTCTCAAGAGATTGCAGGGTTGCAACCCCTTGAGAAATGGGGTTGCATTTCTGCAACCCCTGATTTTTAGCTGATTCTTGCAACCCATTTTTCATCATCTATGCGCATGGTGATAATGCTCTTGAAACTTGCGCTTTTGTAAATTGCGCTTGTGAAGAAACCTTTACCGTAAGAAACCCCATCTATGATGATGGTTGCACCCTGTTTTGACATACCCGCTAAATGCGAGTAAAAGGTACTTTTGATTATCAAGTTGAAATGCTTCAAAGTTCTTTTATTCATTACCTCATGTTCTTCTTTGGTAAAATTGTGGTTTAGCAGCATAGAGTTCATCACCTGAGTTCTGGTGCTGTATCGGTGAATGTTAAAGACCGTCTTCACCCCAAAATGCTCTTGTTTTGATTGAAATGCTCTTGTAATGCTCTTGACTTTCACGGGTTTCTGAATCTCATTTCTGATAAATCTTCTCATTTTGTTCACCTCATATTTGGGTTGACGTTTTGTTGAACTGCAAAACTTATAATGCAATCACCATACCAAAAAACTTTTTATTGCAGTAAGAAAAATTAAAATACTTGTAAGTCACTGTTTTTAAAGTAAAAGAAAATTAAAAAAAATTATTTTGCTGCATTGTATCATGTGTTCAAAAAGTGTCTTATTTGAGACACCCCGAAAAATAAATATGAGACACATGCTTAACTAGCTGTTTTTGTTCACTTTTTTGTGTCTCACTGTTTTTTTACAATTATGGTACATATTGAGACACTTTTTTATTCAATCAATTCAATATGTTAGCTGTTTTTGCTTCTGAAATTTCGCTCACACTGAACCAAATGGTCAAAGTCACATACTGGTATGGGTTGATGGGTTGCTTTACAGTGAAGGGTTGTTTTTGTGCTTCTCAGCGCATATTCTGGGTACAGGTAATGTCAAGAAAGACCACCACGACCACTTGGTGTTGCCTCCCCAAAAATAGGCAGGAAATCCTCAACTTCATTCCTCAGCCTACTTCCAATCAAAAATAGGCAGGAAATCCTCAACTTCACTCCAATAAAAAATAGGCAGGAAATCCGGAGAAAAATAGGGGTCATTTCCAATTAACCCCCACCTAAAAAAATAGGCAGAAAAATCACCAGAAAATAAACCTTGACATTCTAGTAGTTGTAGTAGTAGAGTAGTTCAAACATCAAAATAGAGAAGGGGGAAGGATGATTAACATAGCATTCGGGTTAGGGGTTATGGCCAGTCTTTATTTCACAGTAGGTTTTATCAGTTGCATCAAAGCAGCGGATTCAAGATATTCCACCTTTGGTTTCTGTTTAAGTATCAGTTGGGGGATAACCGCTTATTTAGGGAGTTTGATATAATGGAAGAAGAGACTAAGATTGTAGTTGGTAAAGGGGATCATCGACCTAGTAGTAGGAATTGTATTCCTACAGATCTTGAGCTTTGTGCTGATAGTAGAAGAGAAGAATGCCCTTACTACATCAAGGTTATTGTTGATACTAAAGAGGTTAGTTTTTATCAAGGATTTTGTGGTTGGGGATTTAGAAAGGAGGAATAATGTTTAGCTTTACGATTCATATTTGGCACTGGCGATGGAAACCTCATTTCTTTAGTTCACGGGAACTTCATGAGATTATATTTAGTTGGTTATGTTTTTCTTTTGAGATAGATTGGAGTTAAAATGAAAAGAATATGTGGATTTTGTCATTTACCATTTTCAGAAGATGCTATGATTGGAATTGAGAGGGTAACTTTTGATGCGTTGGAACATCCTGATACTGAATTTTTTGCTTATCATGGCGACGAAAAAGATATAATACCTGTATGTGAACCTTGCTATTCTGAAAAATCAGGAATTAAGAAAGAGTTTGCGAATTTGCCACCTTCTTTGCTGAAACATCAATATCCTTCAATAAAAGTAATAGAAAAAGAAAAGTATAGAAGTATGCCTTTAGTAAATCAGAGTGAAAGTATGATACGGGTTATTTTTACCTGTTCCATAAATGATTGGAGACAAATGCGTAAGGAGTTTTGCTGATGGATACTTATACAAAAGCAAAACTAGAAGAGGGTAAAAGAATTGGTAAAACTCCTTGGTGTGCTTCTGGTAATGTAGAAGCTTATTTATATAATTATTTAAATCCACCTGGAGATAGAGAGCAGTACCCCCAAGAAACATATCATGAAGCACAATTAAGGTATGTAGAAGAAGGAGAAATTACACAGGAAGAATATGAGGAAAGAATGAGGAAAGATTTAGAATTTCAGCATTGGCAATTAAGGAACATTGCTGATAATGCTTTAAAGAAAATGAAAGAAGTTGGAATTCTAGATGAATATCTGTCGAAATATTATTTAAAGGATACAAATGATGGTCCAAGTTAATCATACCATGTACACAGTGCAGAAGTGTTCTCTTACAGAGGATGAGCTTTATGGTAATAGTCATGCTAGTAAAGATGGATATGATACTGTATGTGGATTAGAGATAAACCATCATTGGTATATTATCAATAATACCTATGATGGGGAATATAATTGTAAAAAGTGTGCTAAGATTTTAGAGGAGAATAGGATAAATGGAGTATTCTGAGAACGCTTTGAATGTATTCAAGAAATTGTACTTTAAGAAAGATGAAGGAGGAAATCTTTTAGAGGATAATCCTGATGAAGTATTTAAAAGGGTATCGGTATTTATATCTGATGATATAAATGATAGCATGAAATGGGAAAAAAGATTTTATGATATGATGAAAGATGGATATTTTAGACCGAATACTCCTTGTTTGATGAATGCAGGGGTACAAGAGAAACCACAGACAGCAGCATGTTTTGTTGGGGATATGGAGGATGACCTTTGCTCTATCCTGGATTTTGATCGTGAAGCAGCATTGGTTTTTGCTAGTGGAAGTGGGATAGGTATCAATTTTGGTACTTTGCGGGAAAGAGGAGCAGCTTTGAGTAGTGGAGGAGAAAGTAGTGGTCCTTTTGCCTTTATGAAAAAGTTAGCATCTACGGGTGAAGCGGTTAAAAGTGGGGGAAGAAGTAGACGTGCCGCTATTATGAGTATGTTCTTTGATGATCATCCGGACTTATTGGAGTTTATTACTATTAAAAATGGTGTAGATCAAGATTTACGATCTATGAACCTTTCTGTGGCAGCAAGTGATGCTTTTATGAAAGCAGTTAAGGATGGTAGTAGTTGGGAATTGTGTGGTGTTATAGATGGTAGGATTAAAAGCACACATAATGCCAGAGATATTTTTGATCTGATTGCTACGAATGCACATAAAAGTGGAGATCCTGGTATCTGGTTCATTGATAGAGCTAATGCAGATAATGGATTAAACAAACAGTATGGTAGTATCACCAGTACAAATCCTTGTGGTGAACAGTCCTTGTTACCTCACGGTGCTTGTGCTTTAGCATCTATCAATCTAGCTAAGTTTGTAGTGGAAGATGGCAAATTTGATTATGAAAAGTTTAGAGAAATTGTTACATATGGAACTTATTTCCTCGATTTCATGATTGAAAAGAGTGGATACCCTACAAAAGATTATGAGGATATGGCTAAGAATACTAGACCACTTGGTTTAGGTATTATGGGTTTAGCGGATATGTTGTGTTTACTGGAAATTCCTTATGATAGTCAAGAAGCTTATATACTTTGTGGAAATATAGCGGAAGTGTTAACACAAGAGTCAATTGAAGCTTCAATGAAATTGGCAGAAGATTATGGAGCGTTCCCAGCTTTTAACAATAATATTAATGGTATGACTGAATTATGTGAAAAGTTTGGTTTTCATGACGATGTACTCAATATTAAACCTCTTAGAAATTCTAGTTGGACTACAATAGCACCTACAGGTACAATTTCTATTTCTGCTGATTGCTCTCCAGGGATGGAACCTCTTTTCGGTATCACCTACACAAAGAATATAGCGGATTCAGATGAAAAATGGATATTTGTTAATCCAATTTTTGAAAGTTTACACCATGATAAATCTTGGTATAAGGAAGCAGTCGAGAGAATTGAATTGAATCATGGTTCATGTCAAGGAATAGAGTGTGTACCTTTAGAAGTCAGGAGGGTATGGAAGACAGCACATGATATTGATTGGAAAGATCGTATTGAAATGCAAGCACACCTTCAAACGTATATCTCTAATGCTATTTCATCTACTATAAACCTACCTAGATCGGCTACAGTAGACGAAATCAAAGAGATGTATCTCCTTGCGTGGCAAAAAGGACTAAAAGGAATTACGGTGTATCGTGACGGTTCTCTTGACTGTCAACCAGTGGAATTTGAAAAAGAAAAAGAGAAACCACAAAAGAAAGTAGAGAAATTGTGTAAAGGAAGACCTAAAATTCGTGACGGTAAAACTTATGAAGTAGCTACTGGACATGGAAATGTCTTTATTACAGTAAATCATGATTGTAATGGCAAGATATTTGAAATATTTAATGCTGGTGGAAAAGGTGGAGGTAAAAATGCTGCAAAACTTGAGGCTATAGGTCGTTTAGTATCATTGGCATTACAGTATAATGTTCCAATTGACGAAATTGCTTCTCAATTGATCAATATAGGGGATGGAAGTATTGCTTGGGATAAATTAGATCCAAATGATACAAAATCAACACCTATATTGAGTATACCTGATGCTATTGGAAAAGTTTTGAAAAAGTTTTATTCTAATAAAAATGGTATGGAAGTGAATATGATCGTTGAGCAGGAAAGTATCATTTTAGAAGATACACCAGTTGAATGTGCAGAACCAGAGAATAAACAACTACTTTGTCCTGAGTGTGGGGGTAATGCAGAAATGAAAGAAGGATGTCTTTTCTGTCCTAGTTGTGGCTCAATGTGTTCATAAATAGTATTTGACTTTTTTGAAAAGATAATTTTATACTGCGGTAACTGAAGTGATGATACCAAAGAGAAATAAAACAAACCCTGAGAATTCTTGCATCGTGAGGTGCAGGAGAGCTATCATCAGCTCCAGTTATTCTCAGGGTTTTCTTTTTGGAGGGTAGTAATGAAAAATTTATGCGAATGTGGTTGCGGTGAAATAGTTAAGAGGAGATTTGTGTCTGGTCATAATAATAGAGGTAAAACTATTTCTGAATGGCAGAAAGGCAGGATAAGTGCAGCTAATAAGGGGAGGAAACATTCCGAAGAAACAAAGAAAAAATTAAGTAAACTTAGTACTGGTAGGAAACATTCCGAAGAAACAAAGAAAAAATTAAGTAAACTTAGTAAAGGAAAAAAACTTTCAGAAGAAACAAAGAAAAAATTAAGTAAACTTAGTAAAGGAAAAAAACTTTCAGAAGAACATAAGAAAAAATTGAGGGAAGCTAATAAGAATATTTCTGCTGAAAGACGGCAGAAATTGAGAGATGCGAATTTGGGGAGGAAACATTCCGAAGAAACAAAGAAAAAAATAGGATTCAAGAGTAAAGGAAGAAAACGTACAAAAAAAGCAAAATTAAAACATTTTATTACTTTAATAGAAAATAGACAGAAAATAGGAATTACAACTGTAAATGGTGGGTACTGCCATGTTTGGAGTGATAGAGAGTACATTAATGATTTAAGAGGACCAGCGTGTGAACATTGTGGGATAACTAATATGATGAATATTCATTTATGTGGATTTAGATTAAGTACACATCATAAGAATGGGAAAGAAAATTGTGCTCCCACAGATATTCAAACTTTATGTAATAGTTGTCACACTAAAGAACATCGGAGATTACATTGTAAAGAGGTATAAAAATGTGGGTGATATTATGAAATTTTATCGTTATCAAGATATATTCTATAGATCAGGACCAAAGATTGATTTGCTAGAATTTAAGTCAATCAAAGAAACCCCAAAAGGTTGGTGGATTGTGTCTAACTACGCTTATCCTAATTGGTTAGACGGCAATCTTGTTGAAGAGATAGATGATAAAAGATGGGTATCGGCAACAGCAATGAAACGATTTGCATATCCAACAAAGAAGGAAGCACTTTATAGTTACAAGATGAGGAAAAAAAGTCAAATTAGGATATTAAAAGCAAGACTATTGAATGCTGAAACTCTATTGGAAGAGATTGATAGAGTAGATTTTGAAGGGAAACCAAAAACTTTTGAATTAAAAGGGGGTACATAAATGAATAAATTAAGCGAAATAGTTTGGGCAGTCGAGGTTTCTACATTTGAGGGTAAATTGTTTGAGGGATATCAAGTACCGCCAGATCCAACGGTCCTCAATAAAATTTATAATAATTCTGTTGCTATGAGCAGGAGAGATTGTGAGGAAAATCCTGAGTTCAAACACATTATTCCTTATGTTGTTCTCACATCTGAAACCAATGATATATTCGTTACTAGAAGGACCAGTAATCAAACGGAGGGTAGATTACATGGAAAGGCTTCTATTGGTGTAGGTGGTCATGTGGGACCTATGCGGTATGTTACAGTAAAAGATTCCATTCATGTAGGAATGTTGAGGGAATTGCAGGAAGAACTTACTGGAATGGATGCAATAGGTACATCCTTTGATTTTCTTCCTAAATTGGTAGGTATATTGAGTGACAATTCTAATAGCGTGGGTGCTGTTCATTTGGGATTAGTTTATGAATTGTTGGTAGATCCTGATCGTATGGAAAGTATTAATATAAAAGAGACAGAAAATATGACAGGGGTGTGGATGCCTTATGATGATGCTCTCAAAGTAGAAAATTACGAAAGTTGGTCGGCATTGGTTTTGGGGTTAATATAATGGAAAAAGTTAAAGTAATAGTAGTGAACGGATTGTCACGTTCTGGTAAAGATTCATTTATTGATGCTATACGCAAGAAAGTTCCTGCTTTAATCGAACATTCAACAATTTATACAGTTTGGGATTCATTACTTTATCTTGATATGATAAATCCTATCAAGAAAGGTCCAGAAGAGAGAGAATTTCTTGCTGCTGTGAAACAAGCATGGATCAATTACAATGAGGGTCCTTTTAAAGAAGTAGTACATATGGCAGATGAATTAGAAAAGGAATACGCTTTCACATCTAATATAGACAGGGTTTTGTTAGCAGTTCATGTTAGAGAACCGGAAGAAATGAAGAAATTGAAGAGACACTTTGAAGATAGAATGTTTACTGTGAAAGTTACTAGACCTGAAATAACAGCGCAACCAGGAGATGAAAATGTGAACAATTGGAATTACGATTTTGAGGTGTATAATGAGGGGGATTTGGAATACTTAGACACATTAGTTGATGCATTTATTAACTTCTTGAATGAAAGGAAGTGAAAGTGGAAACTGATGGTTTAATGAGAACAGAACTTTCTGGTTCCGTAATGTGTGAAATGTCTTCAAGATTATGTGATATTTTGCATGAAGCATACGTGGAAGGAACCCATATAGATATCAGACATCCTATATTTGATTTTCCTTGTAAATTTGTAATTATTTCTGAAATAGTGGAAGCTTCACCAAATGGTGCTGTAGTTTTTTTTGAATTGCGGTCTTTTTCATAAAGGAGGGGAAAAATGTTAAGTTTTCAGCCAATAAAGAATTGGTTATTTCAAAAGAAATGTGAGGATGACTATAAAGAAATGGTAACATCCTCTTCTACTGTTTCTACTGATGTCTGCTTTATTTGTGGAGAGGAAGAAAATGAAACACAAAAATTGGAGTACCTTTACGTTGAGACAGATCCTATTTATGGTATCATGAATAGGGCTATTTATCATAGGGATTGTGTCGAGCATATTGTGTGCAATTCTGAAAATTTACCAGAAGAAGGTAGAGAGCATTTAAAACAGGCTGTACAAATTGTACAGCAATGGAAGAAAGATGAATTAAGAGCCAAAGAAGCTCAAGAGGAATTGGAAACACAACTATTAGATAGCAAGTTATTCCTTTGCAAGGAGAATAAATGATATATACAATGATATTTGCATTGTTCATTTTGGTATTCATTTTGATAGATAGTTTCAGTAAATTAAAAATACGGGAGGGTTACGATGAAGATTCAAACAACACTAGGGATTATAGTTACACTAGGTACAATTGCTGGTGGACTAGTAGCAATAGACAGTCATTATGCGAAATCTTCAGAAGTGGAAGAGGTATCTGTCTATATATGCAGGATAGAAAAACGACTAGATGAGAAGATACAAACAGATAGAGCTAATTCATTACAAGAACGAATGTGGCGTCTTGAGGATCGTTATACACCAGATAAAGCTAGACAAAAAGATGAGTACCGTAGATTGCAACAGGAAAGAGAAGATATTATTAGAAAAAAGGGAAAATAACTATGGAAGAGGTATTTTATGATAAATTAGATAAGAAAGAGCATTGGGCTAAGAAAACCTTTAGAGAAAAAGGTGTTTCTATGGGGGATGTAGCCAGAGCATTGGGATTAAGCTATACCTATGTCTGCGGTATGCTATCTGGAAATATCAAGATAACTGATGAGCAAGAGGAAAGAATTAAGGAATTGGCGGATTATTTGAACCAATAGGGGGTTGCTATGGTGGAAGAAATAAAGTTAGAAAAAGAATCTTTGTGTCTGGATTGTGAACATTTGTTTGTTGCTACTGCTCAAGGGGAAAAACCAGAGTTATTCACTAGATCGGTTTGTTTAAAAGATAAGGATCTTTTTGATCACTTATGGAATATGGCGCAGGATGTCTTTTTAGAAAAGAAAAATGACGCTTCTATTCCTCATATAATTGAATGTTCGCAGTATTCAGGAGAATAATATGAAGAAATTCGTGTTACTCGGTGCGGCAGGATTTGTTGCACCTCGCCATATGCAGGCGATAAAAGACGTTGGTGGTGAGTTAGTTGCTATAATGGACCCCTCTGATAGTGTGGGTATTGTGGATTCATATTTTTCTAATGCTGCGTACTTTAAAACATTTGAAAGGTTTGATCGTCATTGCTCCATGAGAGGGGATATAGATTACGTTTCTATTGCAAGTCCGAACCATTTACATGACGCACATTGTCGTTTTGCTTTACGAATTGGAGCGGACGCCATTTGTGAAAAACCTTTGGTATTAAGAGAGAAAAACCTTGATCAGTTGCTTAAATTAGAGAAACAAACAGGTAAAAGGGTTTGGAATATCTTGCAATTACGGTTAAGTGATGTTTATAAGAGGATTATTTCTCATATTAATGAAATAGACGATGGACATTTACTTGATATTTCATTGGATTACTTTGCTCCAAGGGGTCGTTGGTACGACTTTAGTTGGAAGATGTCTGAGGAACAGTCAGGTGGCCTTGAATGTAATATAGGGATTCATTTACTGGATCTTCTTTGTGAATTTTTTGGTCATTGGGATATGGTTTCAGCTTATGACAAAGATATAATGGGAAGGAACATATACTTTTCTGTAGAATTTGCACATGCTACTGTTTATGTGGAACTATCTCTTGACAGATCAGAGAAAAGGGAACTCACTATAGATGGAGTTTCTTTTGACCTTACCCCTAATATGAAAAATTTGCACACAAAGAGTTATGAACAGATTTTAGCAGGGAAAGGTTTTGGTATTGAAGAAGCAAGGCAGGCTGTATCTTTATGCGATGAATTGCGTGATATATCTTTTGAAAGGAGGTATAAATGAGAGATGATATGAGAGAAACAGGTGACAATGTTCAAATTCATCCAACTGCAAGAGTGGATTACTGTTATATGGGGAAGAATATTAAAATTTGGCATAATTCTCATATTTGTGACAGGGCAGAAATTGGGGATAATTGTATGATCGGTCAGAATGTCTACATTGGACCAGATGTTAAAATTGGAAAAGATTGTAGAATCCAGAATAACGCTTATATACCAGAAGGTGTCATTATTGGGGATTTTGTTTTTATTGGACCTGGAGTAACATTCACTAATGTTAAGTATCCTGATGCATTGACAGATCAAAGTGGTAATTTTTTGACTACTAAGGTTATGGCTGGTGTGGTAATTGGTGCTAATGCGACAATCTTGCCAGGACTAGAGATTGGTAGTGAGAGTTTTGTGGGGGCAGGTTCTGTTGTTACAAAAGATGTTGAAAATGGAGAAACTGTGGTTGGTAATCCAGCAAGAAATTTTGATAATGGGAGAAAGTAAATGAAAGACAATGTTATACAAATTGAAAATGATATAAAGTTAGCTGTTGTGTGTATGCCTGGTTTAGAGTCATTTCTTCCAGATATTGTGCATAGTTTAGAAGAAAACTATTCTGTACAGACATGCTATAGTAAGGATATGAATGAAATTAAAGATGTTGTGGAATGGTGCGATATTGTATGGATCGAATGGGCCAATGAACTTGCTATCCATATTACCAATGAATTACCAATTGAAGACAAACAGGTGATTATAAGGTTGCATTCGTATGAAGCTTTATCCGGGTATTGTACGCAAATAAAATGGGAAAAGGTAGATGGTCTTATACTAGTTGCACAACATATAAAGGATATATTAAAAAACCAAAATATTATTTTACCGGCAGATTTGAGAACGTACATTATTCCTAATGGTGTAGATTGTGATAAATTCAGGAGGGTAGTTAATGGCTAGAGGAAACTTTGTGAACTGGGATTCTTTAAAAGAAACTTATAACAGGATGCATAATACGCAGTATAAAACAAGTAAAGAATGGGTCATAGAGCTATACAATAAGCATAAAAAATATGTCAGTCCTGTATCAGAAGAATTAGGGGTTAGTTTTAATACGGTTAGTAAATATTTGGATGGTCTGGGTGTTCTGGAAAGAAAACCTAAAGGTGGAAATAACTATATAAATAGACCTATGGGTAAAAAAGAGCAGTTATTTTTAGGAATAACGGAAAAAACTATGTTGGAGTTAACTAGAAAGCAAGTAATGGAAAGATGCGGAATATCGCATACTACGTTTAATAAATTGGCAAAAAAGTACGGAAGAACTTATTTGAAAGGAAGAAGCGCATGAAACCAATAGAGGGAAAGAGAATTGCATTCTTAGGGGCATTGTCTCACAAAAAAGGTATTCAGCTTATGGTTGAGGGGTTCAATGCCATTCATGAAGCTGATGAGGAGTATACTATTCACATTGGGGGTATAATTCAAGATGTACGCTATGGGGCTTATTTAGATCATGCTATTCTTGATTTAAAATTGCAAGATCATATTTATTATGATGGAAAGGTTGAAGATGTAGTCTCTTGGTTGCAGGATAAAGACTATATTTACTGTTCTTCACCCTTAGAAGGTTGTCCAGTCGGGGTATTAGAAGCACTTTCTGTAGGATTAAAGCCTCTAATTCACTCATTTATAGGTGCTTCTGGTCTTTACCCACAAAAATATATCTGGAGAACCATAAAAGAATTGGTTGCAATGGCTTTAGAGGGTAGGGGTGATCCAAAAGAATATAGGGATTTTGTTAAGAATAATTATTCGTTGGATAGACAATTGAAGTCAATAAGCAGGGTGGTAGGTTCTGTAGCTAAGGATGTAAAGAAAACTGCTGTGCGATCTAAGAATAGTACTGTTTCTTGTGTAATTGCTGTTAAGAACGGGGAGAAAACCATTGAAAGAGCATTGGAATCTCTAATTTGTCAGACTAAGAAATTAGATCAGATCATTGTTGTAAATGATGCTTCCACTGATAATACAGTGGAAATTGTGTCTAAATTTGCAACATTTCATAAAGATTCAACTATTAACGCTCAGATTATCACTTTGCCAGAAAGTAAATGGGTATTTTCAGCTAGAAATGAGGGATTTAAGCGTGTAGATACGGATTATTTCTTTTTTCTTGATGCAGATGATTATGTACCTGAAAATTATGTGTATGAAATGAGCAAAATGTTAGACAATAATCCTACAGTAGCAGTTACTTATTGTGATATGGTTCATTTTAATGAACTAGGGGAGGAGAAAGTTCCTGTACCAGAATTTGATCCATCTATTCTTATGGAAAGAAATTTTATTGCTTACTCTGCAATGCAAAGGACGAAGAACTTTGAAGGATATTCTGAATATTTGAATGATACCAGAAATCATTTGACGGAATGGGATCTTTGGTTAAATTACGTCAAGAGGGGTTTCCAGATAAGAAAGTGTACCCATACTAGCTTTCATTATTACCTTGCACCCACGATGGGCTCAGACACTCAAATGAGTAAAAATTATGAACAACCTAGACTTTCAATGCACATTCAGATGGCGATGGGGTTGGTTGCTAATCTTTCTGATATTCAGATTAAAGGGGATGAGAAAAGAATTCTTCTTGTATGTCAGGGAAAAGATTATTTGGATCGTTCAAAAATGGGTTTTGAACTTATGACTTGGTGCAAACCTCTAGAGGATTTTGGGGATGTATTTGTATTCCAGTATGATGTAGCAATAAAACATTTTGGTAAAGAAGGAATGGTTAACAAGCTGGAAGAGACTTTAAATGTTGTAGACCCAACTGTAATTTTCCACCCAACATACGTGGATGATATTCCAGCTAAAACATGGGCTGAGATAACTAAAGCATTTAAAACAGTTTGCTGGAATAGTGATGATGATAGACGGTTCGACAGTTTTTCAAAAGAGTATGGGAAAAATTTTACTAATTCGGTGACTACTTACCCTGAAATATTTAAGAAAATGGATCATCCTGGTAGGATTTTAAGTGCTTGGGCAGTGAACACTTCTTATTTTTATCCTAGAGAAAAAACAATAGATGTTAGTTTTTGTGGTCAGAAGTATGGTGGCCGTGAAGAAATGTTAAGCGGTTTGGATGTGGAATGTTATGGGGGTGGTTGGGAAAATGGTTTTGTTGATTTTACAGAAATGGCAAAGATATTAGGGGAGAGCAAAATTTCTATTAATTTCAGTTTGGGTGCTGATGGTAATTCTCAAATGAAACTCCGACCCTTTGAGATATGTGGTTCTAATACTTTGTGTTTAACTGAGAATGCACCTGGATTAGATAATTTATATGCGATAGAGGAAGAGGTTATCCTTTTTGAAACCAAAAAAGAACTAAAGGAATTGATCGAGTATTATCTAGAACATGAAGATGAAAGAAAAGCTATAGCCAAAGCTGCATATGAGCGCACTATATCTAAGCATACGTGGAAAAATAGGTTTGAAGAGATTTTCAACGTGCTTTACACTTAATTTTTCTCTTGACTTTTACATGTATAATGTGGTATAAAGTATGTAAATTAAATTAAAATAAAGATTAGTAAGGGGAGGTTATCTTCTCTTACTAATCTTTATAAAGAAAGGAGACAATAAATTAAATTATGCGGAGAAAAAAGAAAATACCAAGAAAGAAGAAATATGATGTAGTATTGAACAATCATGCTAAGAAAAGGGTTTGGGAAAGATATTCTATTGAATTTACTAATGCTGATTTGAACAAAATAATTGCCAAGATTCATAATGGGGATGCGGTGTTTGTAGAAGGAAAGACTAATACTAGAACTGTTCATAAGATTGAGTACGAAGGAACTGATTTTTTAGTTTTGTACAGCAGAAGTATGAAAAGAATTGTTACATTTCTACCAATGGAGAATTATCATGCGTGATAAGATTAAAGCTAGAATATTAGATGAATTAGAAATGAGAGGTTGGACTATAGTTGAGGGTACAGAAAACTTGATTCCACCGGATTCATTATGGGAAAAGAAACCAAAAGAGTTTTTCGTGTATGATGCTGTTGATGTGGAAGAATTACTGAATAAAGAATTTTTTGAAAAAGTTTTAATGGAGGAGGGGTTATAATGGGGTGGGAAGATGATTTGATTGCTACATTAGAAGATGAAATAAAAAAAGATTCTACTTCTGGTCTTTACGATGAGGATTTTTATAATGCACACGTTAAGTATAAACCCATTTATAGTTTCCTGGGGGATTTGATAGTCGCCACTCTTGAACCGAAATCTGTTATTGACTTGGGTTGTGGGTGCGGTTTCCTTCTAGAAAGATTGAAAGAGCATGGTGTTTCAACTCTTAAAGGGATTGACGGTAGTGATCAAGCTGAATCTGCTTGGAGTGAAGATATTAAAACCTTTGCAGAAGTACATGATCTTGTGAAATTCAAACCAGAAGGAAGGTATGATCTTGCTGTTTGTATGGAAGTAGCAGAGCATATTCCTCAAGATAAATCTTCTAGAGTCGTTAAAGTTGTGACAAGTGCAGCTAGTAAGTTTGTATGGTGGACTGCTGCTGTACCAGGACAGGGTGGTACAGGACATGTAAATTGTCAGAGCATTTGTTATTGGGTAAGGGAATTTGAAAATCAAGGGTTTGTACCCGCATGGGAATTAACCTATGATCTAAAAACAGAAATGTTGAAAATTCCAGAAATATGTATGTCATTCCCATGGTTTAGGGATAATTTAATTCTTTTTAAGAGGGTGGGAAAATGAATAATGATGAAGAAGAACAAATTCCTAATCTCAATAAGCATGAAAGTGAGTTGAGAAAACATAGGAAAAAGAGAAAGATAAAAAGTAAAATGTCCAAACGGTCAAGAAAGAAAAATAGGAGGTAAACGTGGGACAAGTCTTTGCTTTTGGCAATTCTCATGTATCTATTTTTTCTGGAACTGATTCGATGGTTCCAATTTGGCCTAATCTTTCACAAGATAAACTTCCTTGGTTTCGTACTTTTAGGATAGGTGCTGTTACTGCTTATCAGGCAGTGAAGCACATGAAATTGATTTATGAAATATGTGATTCTGTTTCTTTTAAAAAAGATGAGGATATTCTTTTATTTGTATTTGGTGAAGTGGATATTAGAGCGCATATAGTAGAACAAAGTAAAAAACAGAATAGACCACAAGTACAAATAACAAAGGAAGTAGTACAAAGGTATTTTGAAGCTATAAAAGAGGCTAAAGATGAAGGTTATGAAGTAGCAGTTTTTGGCTGTATTGCTGGTTTTAAGTTAAAAGAAGGTGGGGATAAGCCACCTTGGCCTTACTCTGGTACATGTAAAGAGCGTAATAGCATAACACAAATTTTTAATCAGGAATTATGTAAAAAGTGTCATACTAATTACATTCCTTTTATTTCTGTGTTTGAAGAAATGCTATTAATGAATGGAGAAACTGATGTTAGATATTTAGATATTAATGGTGCTGGATGTCACCTCACTACGAAAATACTTCCATTGATTCTATGGCGATTTAGAGATTCAGGGTTAATTCCTTTTGATTGTAAATTGTGTGAGTGGGAGAGTAAAGGGGCATAAAATTGACAGATTTAGTTTACTTGCATGTACCAAAAACAGGTGGAACCTATACAGCAAGGAACGGTGTATTAGATCCTATTAATGATTTGAATCATAGTGTTTTCATAGATGGTAATTTTGATGATAAGGATTACCCACCTAGCCCAGGCTATTTAGCTAAAATGAAGAAAGATGTATCGGTAGTAAATAAACCAGATAGAATTTGTTTTGCTACCGTTAGGAATCCTTATTCATGGTTAGTGAGCTATTGGTTTCATGCAGGATGTAATATACCAGAAAATGAAAATCCTTCTCATTATGATTACAGATTAGCAAGGAAGGGCTTCAGTACCTTTGTGGAAGGAATCGCTAAAAGAGATGTAGGGTGGCCATCTAAGAAATTTATTCATTTCGCTTTTTTTTCATATAAGGGTGATTTTATGATTGATAGACTAATTCATCAAGAGGATCTAGATAGTGAATTGAAAGAATTAGCTGCTGATTATAAACTTTCTTATACACCACAAGACAGGGTTATGGTTGGCAAAGCCACAAAGAATTATGTAGATTATTACGATGATAATTTACGTTCTCTAGTTCGTGATGTTTGGGGTAGGGAATTAGCTTTGTTTGGCTATGATTTTTGGGGAAGAAATTTCACTGGTATTTTGGATAAGGGCATTACAGAAAAACATAAGGAAGAAATAAAGTATGTTTGGAAAACAAATATTTTAAAAATAGGGGAGGAGGCATTATGAACATTCTTTACATACCTTTGGAATTTCCAAATTGGTACTCTGCAAAGAAAATGACTTATCCGGTTGGGGTAGGTCTAAGTGAAGGTTTTGGTAAGAATATTGAGGTTACGGTTGTACCAGCATTTTACAATTCCGGTCTGTGGATGCAATATTTGCATCAAATTACTATGGGACAAAAGTATGATCAGGTTTGGTTTGAAGTTGTGCATTCTAAAATTCCAATGCAGGTATTGGAATATATAAAATCTTTAGCTGAAATTAGGGTAGGATTTGTTATTGAAAGTCTCACTATTCATCCTGATGAGTATAAAAATAATCCAGACGGTACTAATTTAAGAACAGAAAATCTCAATGCGAAATTGCCATATATGACGCACGTTGTAGTTGTGGATGAGAGAGATTTAAAAACCTTCAAAATTCCAGTAATGTTTGATATTGCTAGTGTGCCTGAGAGTATGGTTAATCTTGAAGTGAATGAAAAAGCACTAGAAACTGATAATGTAATTTTTTATGGAACACCTTATGGAGAAAGAGAGCAATGGGTCAAAGCATTGGGTGATTCTCTTTTGTTAAATCCACAAGGTAATTCAGAAGAAAAGGGTGGAATGCCAGCACAATATGAAACCATCACCTCTGGTGCATTTAATAATATGTTCGGAAAAGAGGTTATTCCAGTTGGGTATTACAAAACATTTTGTGATTCTTGGATGGGTATTCGAAAGAAAATGTATCAGAATTGGATGCGTATACTCTGGAGTATTCAAGGGTATGGGGTCTTAAATCTTCCACATAGAACTAATGTTTTATCAAGCAGGGTGATCGAATCTATGGCTGCGGGTAAAGTTGTGTTTTCGCCCAGAATGTACAATGGAGCAGATTTCTTGTTTAATAATGGTGAAAATATTATGTATTATGAGTCATTAGAAGAATTAGAGGAGTTGATCTATGAGATTGATTATGCGGATAAGTACATGATTGCTAAAAATGCCATCAATACTGTTCTGGAAAATTTCACCACAGAGAAAATGGTTCAACGAATTTTAAAATTCGTTAAGGAGAATATTTGATGGAACATGCAGATTTTCCAATAGACAGTTTTGGTTTTATGAATGATCCTGCAACAAATGAGCAGAAAGAAATGATTGTTGAACTTTGTGAGGCTAGAGATACACCAATTGATCCTAATGGTAAATGGCCTGAACCTTTTACTAAGTGGGATGCTAAAAGGATGATTGATAATTTGGAAGGAGAGTCATGAACACCTTGGATAAATTGGTAGAATCGGGGTTACATAATGTTGAGGAACCTTTGAAGCTCCATTTGGGTTGTGGTCAGACTAAATTAGATGGTTTCATTAATATTGATTTCCCTCAAGATAAACATAATGTTATGATTTCTGCTGCTGATGCAGAAGCAGATATAACAAAAGATTTGCTTTTTCCAAGATTTTCTGTGGATGAAATACGGTTACATCATTTGTTCGAACATTTTCCACGTGTAGTAGCATTAGCACAACTTGTGAAATGGCACTTTTGGTTAAAGATTGATGGAATACTCATAATTGAAACTCCTGATTTTATGGGGAGTATTCAGCAGATAGTTGATAATGATATTGAGTATGCTCAGAAAATGGCTATAGTACGTCATTTAGTTGGTGATCAAGCGGCAGAATGGGGATTTCATATAGATCAGTGGTGGAAGGATAGATTTGAAACCACTTTGTCTAGCTTCGGTTTTCATGTTACAGATATTAAATATTTCACTTGGGAAATGTGGCCTCATTTAAAAAGTATTACAGTTACTGCCACTAAGGTTGCAGAGATTTCTATAGCGGAACAAATTAAAAAGTGTTTCCTATTACTGAAAGATAGCATGGTTTCTGAAAGAGAAGTAGCAACTTTTGAAGTATGGCAACACCAGTTATTAGAAGAACTGAAGGAGTATACGGGATGACATTATTAAATCCATATCCAAATAAAATAAAAAGAGAAATACTGACTACTGCTTACAATGCTGGAGAGGGTCATATAGCATCTTCTCTTTCTATTGTGGAATTACTATATGTGCTTTACGATAATGTGTTAAAGGAAGAAGATTATTTTATCTTATCTAAGGGACACGCTTCCCTTGGATGGTATGCTGTTTTGAACCATTTTGGTTATATTACGGATGAAGATTCAGATTCATTTTGCAAACCAAATGGATTACCAGGACATCCTGATAGACTCAAAACCCCTTGTATTCATGCGTCTACTGGTTCTTTAGGACATGGTTTACCCATTGGGGTTGGCATCGCTTTAGGTCTTAAAGCAGCAAATAGAAGTGGGAAAGTTTACGTTCTGATAGGTGATGGAGAAGCTAATGAAGGAGCTATATGGGAAGCTGCAAATTTAGCTGTATATCATGATCTGGATAATTTATGTTGTATAGTGGATTGTAATGGTTCTGCTGACAGGGCTTTGACAACTTATATACCAAAAGTGTTTAGTGCCTTTGGTTGGGTTACTAATGAAATAGTGGGACATAACATGTATGATATTAATCATGCTATTAATGATACAGCTATTCCACCTAGATTACCTTACTGTGTTGTTGCTATAACGACAAAGGGATATGGGGTTAGTTTCATGGAGAATAACCCTGAGTGGCACCACAAGACGATGAATGAAGAACAGTATCAGCAGGCTATGAAGGAGTTAGAATAATGGATAATTCTTTTTGGGTAGATGCGGGGGAGGGTGTACATTTACGGATAAGAAAGTTTGAAAGATTACCCCCTTTTCCAGAACCAACAGAACTTATTTTAGATTGGGAAGGAATAAAAAGAGGTGGAGAAGAAATTCTTTTTTCTAAAGAAGAAGTAGAAAAAGTGGTAAAGGAATGTCCTTCTTTATTTGATTTCGTTATAGCTAATTTAATATAAAGGAACTAGAATAATGGCAAAATCAAATATCACTGTAGATGTCACTGCTAATTTGTTTTCCCTATGTTCTGTAAAATGTGACAATTTTAGTTGTGTACACAGAAATCAGGACACCCATAATTGTAATTTGAAGCATATAGAAATAGATGTAGCTGGAAAATGTGAAAATTATAGAACTGCGAATATGATGGCATGAGGGGTTAAAATGAAAGCACCGATACGAGAAAGACGTTTAGGTAAATTCTCTATTACAAGGAATGTGATATACGACAATCCTGAGCTTGTTAAAAGAATAATGGGTGAATGTATTATTGTTAATGCAACTATGAAGTGGCATACAGATGCTATTCATTATGTAGCTATATCAGATCATTTTGCTGTAGTAGAAGAAGGAGATAGAGAAATACCTATTTATTCAATCCAATGTGAAACAGAATATGATGATACTGGTATGATAGTTAATATTGATTGGAAGTTTACGGGGGTGTAAAATGGGAGAAGGGATGATGAAATTAGAAACTGCACGACACATTGCGGCACGGATATGGTGTGATCAAGAGTATCAACACATTGAGATGGATGTGAACCTTGCAGAGAAAATTGCTGTTATGCTGATGAACAATGCGAACAGTGAAGCACCACCGGAGGAGGGATGAAATGGGAATGTTTGATTGGGTATTTATTGTATGTCCTGAGTGTGGTGGCAATATAGGATTTCAGTCTAAAGCAGGGGAATGTGATTTGCGAGAATATGATGAATATGACATGCCACCTGAAATTGCTGTTGATTTAAAAGATGAGGAGATGCGGTGTGATCAGTGTAAAGCCCGTGTAAAATTGAGAGTTCAAGTAATTACTAAAGTAGATGTGGAGTTGCTATGAGAAATCAATTCGTAAGGACAATGACAGATATAATGAATGAGGATCAAAACCCTTATCTTCTCTTAGGTGATATTGGAGTGTGGGGTTTCAGACATCTATTAGAGAAATACCCTCTGAGAGCAAAGAATATAGGTATCTGTGAGCAGGCAATGATCAGTCTAGCATCAGGGTTATCTATGGTTGGTTTTACCCCTGTGGTGCATTCTATAGCACCGTTTCTAGTGGAGAGAGCATACGAGCAAATTAAGATTGATTTTGGATATCAAGAGTTAGGTGGTAATTTTGTTTCTGTTGGAGCTAGTTATAATTACAATAAACTTGGAAGTACACATCACTGTCCAGCAGACGTTTCTATCCTCAGTCAAATACCAAATATGCAAATAGTTGTGCCAGGTTCGGCGAAAGAGTTTGACATTTTGTTTAAGGAAAGTTATAATAATGGTCTACCTACCTACTTTCGCCTGTGTGAGCATACTAATGGGGATAACTTGAATGTCAAATTTGGTGAGGTGCTCCCACTTCATGGAACTGGCACAAGGTTCACAATGCTTATCACAGGTCCTGCCTTTGACTACGTTAAGATAACTGGTTATATGGGTTCTGGAATAAAAGTGTTATATTGCACTACACCAGTACCATTAGATTTGTATACTATAGGTAGGAATATAGAAAGTAATAGACTCATGATTGTTGAGCCATACTATTCAGCTATGTTACCAGAGATAGTAAATGCTTTTCCTGGTTTAGAGGTAATTTCTGTAACACCCGATAAAGCATTTGTAGATGTTGGTTTTGATCAGGAAAAAGATATGGTTAATCGCATTATTTGGAATGTGAGGAGATTGAAATGGTAGATATAAAAGATTTTTTCCCCAGTGTTGCTAGTAGGGTTCGTAACATTGAAAAACTAAAAGGTAGGAAGGTACTAGTGACAGGGGCAAGCGGTCTAATTGGTAATCATATTCTTTCAACATTAGATGACGTTGAAGCAGATACACATATTTTACACCATGAGACTGTTCCTTACTGTATACGTAAGAGAATGACTGGTCATTCTTGGTATTCCTTAACTTTACCTACTAGAAGTTTTGATTATATTTTTCATTTAGCGGGATATGGACAACCAGACAAATTTAGTATAAATCCTTATACGACAATCGATTTGAATACGGGGGTTTTACTACATTTAATTACTAAAAATTTAGAGTTTGGTGGTTCTATCTTATTTGCCAGTACTTCAGAGATTTATAGCGGTTTGACTGTAGAAGCTACTGAAGATATGGTTGGAACTACTACGCCAGCACATCCCAGAGCTTGCTACATTGAAAGTAAACGTTGTGGTGAGGCTCTTATTCATGCTTTGAATGAAAAGGGTTACAATGGTAAAATTGCTAGGATAGCTTTAGCATATGGTCCTGGTTGCAGATATGATGACACCCGTGTTATGTCGGATTTCATTAGAATGGGTTTGGAAAATAAGCACATAGCACCAAGGGGTGGATTGAGAAATGTACGTACATATAATTATGTTACTGATACCGTCCAAATGCTCTTTAACATCCTATTGAATGGGAAGCAGACCGTTTACAATGTAGGTGGTGAAAGTTCTCTTACAATAGGGAGATTAGCTTTGCTAATAGGAAAGGAAGTAGGTGCAAAAGTGGAGTTAGTTGATTTAATACACACCGATGCATCCCCTACATTTGTTGGTATTAGCACTGATAGATACAATGAGGAATTCCCAGATATGAAAATTACAAATATAAATGATGGTTTGGATAGGACAATAGAGTGGTTTAGGTATTTGGAGGAGTCAAAAAATGGCTGATATACCATTTGCAGTTGGTTTGAATAAAGGAAATAGGGCGGTTATTAAACTACAATTTATTAATGGAGTGGTTCCTCTTGTATACTCTCATATGTGTATAACAAAAGATGGAAATAGGTATGCGTTTAGAACAGAGGAAGATGCTAAATTAGCTGCTAATTATAATGATTGGAAATATATAGAGGATAGCAAATGAAACATGAAAATTTTCCAGTTGAAGGTTTTAACTTTATGGATGAAGCTGCTACTGAAGTACAAAAGGATATGATTGCAGAACTTTGCAAAGCTAAAGATATACCGATTGATCGACATGGTGTATGGCCAGACCCTTTTTCAAAATGGGATGCTGCAAATATGATTGATAGCTTAAAGGAAGGAGATTAAAAGTGAAAAAATTATTAGTTACTGGAGCTGGTGGTCTATTAGGAAAAGCAATTTGCACTGTTGCGCAGAATGATTTTGATGTAATTTCCTTAAAAAGGGAAGATTGTGATTTGATTAATTTCCAAGATACAAAAGCTATTTTTAATTATGTAAAACCGGATTATGTAATTCATACGGCAGCCGTAGTTGGAGGTATAGGTTCTAATATGAACCATCCAGGTAAATTTTTCTGTAGTAACATTGCAATTAATACTAATATTTTGGAATGTGCCAGATTAGTGAATGTGAAAAAACTTATATCATTTTTATCAACGTGTGTCTTCCCCGATAATGCACCTTACCCATTGAGCGTAGAGAACATCCATGATGGTCCACCGCACCCTTCTAATGCGGCTTATGCTCATGCTAAACGAATGCTTGATGTACAGAGTAGAGCTTATAGAACAGAATACGGGTGTGATTTTATTACACTAGTACCTACTAATTTATACGGTTTTCATGATAATTGGGATATTGAGAATGGTCATGTTATTCCATCCTTAATTCATAAAGCATTTATTGCAAAGAAAGAGGAGAAACCTCTTATTGTATGGGGCAGTGGAAAACCTTTACGAGAATTTATTTTTGTTGACGATATGGCAAATATTTCTCTTAGGTGTTTTAGTGAATACATTTCTGCTGATCCTTTGATAATATCTACAAGTGAAGAAGTATCTGTAGGAAAAGTAGCAGAAAAGATAGCTAAAAGAGTTGGTGTGAAATGCATTTTTGATACCGATAAACCTGATGGTCAGATGAGGAAACCTTCTGATAATTCTGTTTTCAAAGAAATATTTCCTGACTTTGTTTTTACTTCTCTAAAGCAGGGTTTAGGACATACAATAAATGAGTTCGAATATCATTGGATTAACAAATTACCAATGAGAGGAGTGTCCTATGATAACAAATGAGATATGCCGATTTGTGGATAATTATGTGAAGAATATTTATTGGAAAGATGGAATAGGAGATTATAGAACTAATCCATATTACCCTTTAGATAAAGAGAAAAGAGATAAATGGATTTTGTTTATATTGAAAGAACTAGCGAACCCTTTGGAACAGACAGGTAAACATAGAAAGCAGCAGTGGGAAGATGGTTGGCAGGAGTCTTTAGACTTGAAAGAGTACATTCCAGGTTATTTTGGTAAATACCCTATTATGAGATTCAACGGTGAATTTGTACGTTCCAATCATTTAGATAATGATTTAGAGTATCATTTCTTTGCTGGTTTGCAGGAGTATTTGTTTGGTGCGCTTTTGCAACATGTAGAAAATGTATATGAGTTTGGTTGTGGTACAGGACATAATTTAGTACGAATGCGAGCCGTTAATAAAAAAGCTAAATTATATGGGTTAGATTGGACTCAGTCCGGTGTTCAGAGTGTGAACAATTTGGAACCTATGCTGCACAATGTTGAGGGTGTGTTATTTGATATGTTTCTTCCTGACCTTAATTTCTCTTTGAAACCGAATAGTGCTGTTGTAACTGTAGCGTCTTTAGAACAGTTGGGAACAGGGTTTGAAAAATTTGTACATTATGTAGTAGAGCAGAAGCCTGATATTGTAGTTCACATAGAACCTTTTCAGGATCTGTTAAATCCAGATAATTTGTTAGATTATCTGTCTTTGCAATATATGAAGAAAAGGAACTACATAGATGGGTATGTGCAATATTTGCAATCGTCTGGTAAGGCGGAGATTATAATGTATGAAAGATCCTATATTGGCTCTTTATTTGTTGATGGATATACAATTTTGGTGTGGCAACCTTCATAAGAAATAAGGGGGTAGGATTTTCTACCCCCTTATTATCCTATCTGTCTGTATCTTCACCTCTACCATCCTTACCGTCAAGTTGTCGGGAAGAACCTTTTACATTATCAGTAATACCTTTAGCAGAAGGATCAGCATCAGATTTGCCAGGATCTCTATCTCTGTCTCTAGCATTATTTTGTCTAATATCTTTTGTGGATCTATTTTCAGTTTGATCGTTTGCTTTTAAAATATCTTCTTCTGTTAATTTATCAATGGCATTGCGAATATCTACCATTAAGGCGTCAGGTAAATCCGGTAATGCTCTTTTAGCTACTGTTTTCATTAATTCTTTTTTGAAGGTAAGTTCAGGGATTATACGATCAGCCATAATAGCATTTTCAAGACTTTGACTGAGATCATCAATGCTGAAGTCAGTGGACCTTGTAATTTCCACCTTATTAAAATCTTTCTCTTTATTTTGCCATTTCAACCAATATTTAATAATACCTAGTTCTGTCTCTGTGAGATTAGAGCTTTTCTTACCTAGTACAAGACCTAGTTGTTGAAATTCATAGCGCATTGCTACCCCTGATCTAGCAGCACTACCACTAGTTCTTTGGGCATTAAGACCAGACAGATGAGCCAATTGAAATGTTTCTTCTACCTTTTTGTCTACCCAATTTAGAATAGCATCTATAGGTTCATTTACTTCTGCATTTAGCCAATCTGGTTTTCCTGCTTCACCTAGAGATGGATCAAATTCAAGAATAGCCGTAACTCCAGCTTCATTATTAATCTCTTCACCTTCTCTAGCCATAGGACGTCTTGCTTGAGGGAAACCAGCAAATTTGATAACTTCTTCTCCATAAGAAACATTTCGAATAATACTAGCCGTAATTCTTGATATTTCTTTAATATCAGATTCACCAATGTAAGGATCTTCAATATTCTTGATATTTTGAAACCACAGGAAAGGTATTTCATTTAATGGATTAGGTCCTTCTGAAACCATAATTGGATCTTCTGTGGAGGTTAATGCACTTACAATTTTACCTGGATGTTGTGCATATTTATTATCTCCAGGTTTAGGTTCATAATCTGAAGTATCTGTATGTTTATGAATCCTCATAGTGGTTCCACCAGAAGTTTCAGGAATAGTCCATATTTCCCATTTATCTGGCCACCAAAGTAAATACCTATTATCGTAATCAAACAATTTGAGATAGGTCAGTTGAGGTCTATTAGTGCGTTCATCCCTTTCATGTTCCCAATCTAATATATTAGGTAATGTAAAAGTAGAGCAATAAGGATAAATGCCATCAGCTACATCTTCTTTGAGGATTTGATTTGTACTTGTAGGTTTGTCAACTAAGATTCCTACTGCACCGTATATACCTGCTAATTTTTGAGATTCATTCAAATACACATCAAAATTGGTTCCATATAGATCAGCATCTTTGGTAAATAACTTCCACAATTTATCATCTACTAAAGGACCTAATTCTCTCAAAGCAGGCTTTTCTGTAAGGTAGAAATTAAATAGATCAATAACGATACTGGAGTAATTGAAACAGGTTCCTTCATCTTGTCTAGATTTCCAATTTTTTTGGGATTCTCTCATATGTTTTTGTAATGCAAAATTTATAAAACGAGTACCTCCAGAATAAGCTAGGCCCCAAAATGTCCAATCGCTTATCATATCTGCATAAGTGTCGTGGGTTTCTAATAGTTGTTCTACATCCATTTTATTTCTCCTTTATTTCCAATAAAGTTTTGATGGTGGCCTTCTTACGTATCTCGGTTTATTCACCCATTGTAAAAATTGACTTGTTGAGTCTACCATATCGTCATGTTCAGTAGAAGGGAAATTTGTTATTTGATATTCATAATCAGATAACCAATGGGCTTCTTCTGGAAGAAATACCTTTCCAGCTTCAAATAAAGTTGTTACTGCGTCAAAGCGTAATATTTTGTTCACATTGTTGGTACTGATGGGGATAATGGGAATTCTAGTTTCCATTTTTATATCTTGAATTAAAGATTGCCCACTAGCTCTATCTTCAACCAATACCCCTGTGGCTTTGTGAACTTCGTATAGTTGTAAAAATCTTTTTTTAAGTTCTGGAAATTCCATTCTTTTGTTTATTACATCTAATAGGTAATATCCATTTTCACCTATACCCCACACTGTGGCAGCAGATGGGTCACTTATTTCTGAATCTTTAAATGCCGTATCCCAACTTATAATGATTCTATTTAGTTTTGGTAAAATTGAATATCTTTTTAACCAGGCATGTTTTACCATACCCCCTTCTCTACTTACTGGATGCTGTTGGTACTGAGCATTCCATTCGTAAGAACCAATAATTTTTTCTATAGCATTTAAAGATGACTGAGGATAAGCTTCTGGCCATAGAGCATCCCCAACTTCTCTACCGAGAATATCATTCTCTTCTGCAATAGCTTTGAGATCAAGAATTGTCCAATCTTCTTGTGGATGTTCCTTTAGTACATAACCGCTAAGATCATTTTCATGCCATCTAGTATTAATCATAATAATTCTATTATCAGGCATCAATCTAGTATAAGCAACTGCTCTGTACCATTCGTGGAGGTCTTTTCGAATTGTTTGGGATTCTATTTCTTTTCTGGATTTGATAGGATCATCTATAATAAAGCAGTTGTGGGTTAAAATGAGATAGTTATCGTTAGTTATCGTTCTTTTATTGTGTACTGCATGTGCAAAGAAGTTACTTGTTCCCTCAACTTGGATGTCATAGACTGGGATCGGATCTGTGCTAATTCTTTCAATTTGGGAAATGGTGTCCTCTTTGATTTGTGATGAATTATATGACAACTGAGACATAGTGTTATTAGATTTTCTGGTGCATTGTTGGTCTTGTCCCCATCTATGTGATGTAGTAAGAGAGTTTCCCTCTTTGTTTTGTTCCCTGTATTGCCATCTACCGTCGATACTTTCCCCATTTGAATATTGCATACAGCGCATTGATTGTTGTCCCTCTCTAGTATTAAAGGGCGCATTTTGCGTGATATGATGTTGTATTCTTTCCCATGCCGATAATTGGAATTCTGTGTTCCAAGCATTTTCTGAGAATGTGTTTGATTGGCACATTCTCGGGAGCAATGCTGCGTTAAGTAGCTTAATGGGGAAAATGTTTTCCCACATTGAGGACATATTATTTTTGGCATTTTCCTTCGCTCTCTGGACTCTTTTCTGCATTTGTTGGAACAGAATTTTCGTATAGGCGTTTCTGTTGTTTTTCCGCAGATTACACATTTTCTTTTGTTTTTTACAGCGTGATGTTTTTGGGAACATTCTATTGAACAATACATATCTTTGTGCTTTCTTTTTATTGCTGCACGTACTTCGTAATTCTTTTTTACTACTTCTTTTCCGCACCATGCACATGTTATTTTTGTATCGGCTTTTCGAAGCATATGATAGCAGGATCTGCAATGAAGAGAGCCTATAGTTTTTCTTTTTCCACACTCCGGACATACTTGGGATTTTCTTGTCTGTAATAATTGTGATGGTGTCTCCCTTTTGTATATCTTTCGTTTTAATGTAACCTTGTCCCTGTATGAAGAATTTGTGCTCTCCAGTTGCTCTAATGTAATTCCCTGAATTTGTGGTGATTTTGTAGAGTTCATTTGTAATTTCCTTTCTAGCAGCTATTATTTTTTTGTATACTAAAGTGTTACTAGTATGGTCTAAAGATAATATTTTTATTTCTTTGCTAGATAATAACTCTACGAGGGTAGCAATGTCAACAGTTTTTATTGAAGAATCAATCTTCACATTTAGCATTGTTTCTGCTGGAAGACAATTTGCTCCACGTCCAGTGGCACCACCACCAACACTGATGTTAAAGTACTCTCCACCCTGAATAGTAGAGAAATGAGACACAGATTTTGAATCTGAAGAAATAGCACAACCAGGAAATATTTCTCTATGTAAATCTGAGTCAACTAAATTTCTGACTTTTCGTCCAACATCGTCACCACGTTTCTGATTGTAAGTTGACCATATAATTTGCCAATCTGGATTTCTACCTATGAACCAGGCAGGAAACATTTCAGATGCTAATAAAGTTTTACCATGCCTAGGGGGAGAAAAAATTAGTAACCTTCTAATATCTCCTCTCTCTACAGCTTCCAGATACATGGCAATCATTTCATGCATTAACCCAATTTTATATTTTGGGTACATTAAACGTGTGAAGCTTAAAAGTTTAGAGTGCGCAAATTGTTCGTTGGAAGGACCTTTTTTAATTGCCATCATCTCCCTTTCGTCCTACCAATTCACCTTCAAGAATGTCATCTCCACCACCTAATTTTTCAGCTAATAATTTGCCACCTGGAGTATTCATTAATTTTGAAGGTGTGATTTGTGCAGCTTCTATGATGGCGTCTGTCTCCTCTTTTGAATGGACAACATCTATTCTTCCTCTGATCATATTTTTATTTTCATTGTAAGTATCTGGAAGTAAACATCTGGCAGCAAAAATGATTGCTGCTGTGTCCCCCGATGCCACTTTTGCTAATAGACTGGATTCTACTAAGTCCTTTTTCTCCTCATCAACAGATAACATTTCATCTTTGAACGACTCATCTATCTCCATCCATTTTACAACTTTACCCCTAGATATACCGACTTCATTACATGCTTCTGTCAAGTTGAAACTGGAATATCTGTAAGCTTCTTTTAGAGCATCTTTCAGAACCCTTTCATCTTCGTTGTTAGTTATGATAACCTTTTTGTCTATTTCCTTTTCCTCAGTTACCATTGTTGGTTTGTAGAATGCGGCAGGATCTTTCTGTTTTCTTATATTGTAATATTGCTCTTTGAACATGGGATCATCTTCAGCCCATGTGTAAATAGTATTTTGAGATTTGACTCCGGCTTTCTTCAAGGCTTTAGAAATGGTCATTCCCTTACTTTTGTAGTGATATAGGAAATTTCTTTTCTTAGTCCTTATCTCTATTATATCTTCTTCAGATAATTCTTTTTTAGGTTTAATGCGTTTTTTAAGCCGTTTTCTATTGGAAAATGCTTTATCATTTGTATCAATTCTTTTAGTTCCCATAAAAAAATCCCCCGTTAATACATTTTTTTCTTGACAACCGCTTTTAAGTTCCCTTAGTATGGTACAGGCTATAATAATTTGGAATCATTTGTCAAGAAAAACTTGACAAGCAGGGAAATTAAGTGTTACCCTTTAAATAAGGAAATTAGAAGGTCCTCGAGCCTCTGTTTGATAATCGAAATTTGCTATTATTAACTTTTTACTTTCAACTAAAGAAAATGGAATTTTTCTTTAGTACGGTTATTGGAACCTGGAAAGGTAATTTGAACTGTCTGGAAAGACAAAGGAGATCGTATCATGGCATTACAGTATAAGTTGGCCCAAGAGGGTAAGTTTATTGAGTTGAGTGAAGAGGGACATCCTCTGGTATTTGATGATCAAGATGAGGATGAGAAAACATTTCCACTGGATGGTATTCACCTTTATTCTAAAGTGCCTACACTTCAAGCGGAAGCTAAGAAGTATAGGGAAGATAAGGACAAACTTCAACAGAAAATGGGTCTTTTGGGAGATCACGAACCAGAAGAACTTTCTATTAAGTTAAAGACTTTAGAAGATTTCGGGGATATCACACCAAAAGAGGCAAAAGAAGCTAGGGACCTACTTAAAAATCTTGAAGATGTGGATGAAAAAAATGCGGTTCAGATTGAAAAGGTGAAAGCTGGAGTAGCAGAATCGTATGAAGGAAAGATCAAAGATATTGACACTCAACATCAACACCAAATTTCATCTCTTGAAACCAATATACAGAGAAAGGACGGAGCCATTAGGAACCTGATCATCAAAGGTGCTTTCGACCGAAACGAGTTTATTAAGGATAGAACTGTGCTGACGCCTGATATTGCTTATGACAGTTTCGGGAAGTATTTCGTTGTTGAGGATGGGGAGAATGGTATATCTGTCTATGCTGTGGATCGGTCTGGTGAGAAAATTTTTAGTAAGGCTAAGCCTGGTGAGTATGCATCACCTGATGAAGCCATCGAATTGATCATCAATGATTACCCGCAAAAAGACAATATTATGAGGACTACTTCAGGTGGCTCAAACTCTGGTGGTAACGCCAGTGGAGGATCAGCTAAACGTCAGAGAATGGCAGAGTTGACTTCGATGCCGGCTGGGGAACGCCTTAAAGCTCTTAGACGATAAAATTTTAGCAGGAGGATTTAAAAATGGCATTAACACTCGTTGAAGCGGCAAAGATCGCTATGGGTCGGGATGAAGCTCTGAAAGCTACTGTTATGGAACTGTATGCTAGAGGTTCCGATATTTTGCAGTTTCTGCCCTTTGAAAATATTACTGGTAATGCTCTCACCTTTAACCGTGAGAAAAATTTACCCACTGCCGGGTTTAGAGGAGTGAATGAAGCTTACTCTGAGGGAACCGGAGAATTCGATAAGATTACTGAATCTCTGGCAATCGCCGGTGGTGATTTGGACGTTGATGTTATGCTGGTGAAAACTGGTAATTCCGATCAGCGTGGAGCGCAGGAAGCTTTGAAAATTAAAGCCCTGTCGCTTGCTATGACTAAATCTATTCTTAAAGGTGATTCTGAAACTACACCTAAAGAATTTGATGGTCTCCAGGTTCGTCTTACTGGTGATCAGGTTGTTGATGATGGTGCAACTGGTGGTGGTGATGTCCTTAGTTTGGTTAAGCTTGATGAGCTTATTGATGCTGTGGATGAACCGACTCACCTTTTGATGAACAAAACTATGCGTAGGCGGCTTACTGCTGCTGCAAGACTTACCACCGTTGGTGGCTATATTACTTATGATGTAGATGCTTTTGGTCGTAGAATTACCAAGTACAATGATCTGCCGATTCTGATTGCTGATAAGGATAATGATTACAACGATATTATGCCTTTCACCGAAGCGGCTGATAGTGGTACTTCTCAGTGTACTTCCATTTACTGTGTCTCATTTGCAGAAAATGGTGTTATGGGCTTGCAGAATGGTGTTATGGATGTTAGGGATCTTGGTGAGATTGATACCAAACCTGTGTTCCGTACTAGGATTGAATGGTATATTTCTCTTGCCGTTCTGCGTCCCAAAGCTGCTGCCCGTTTACGCTACATTAAGGATGGTGCCGTTGCTGCGTAATCAAAGGGTTTTTCTTTGATTTTTTGTAAATCTTGAAATAGAGAGGTATTAAAAATGGCAAACAATACTTTTACGGTTGATGGAAGAACTAGGTTGGTGGATGACCTTCTGGTTCTTAAAGCCAAAGGTACAGTAGCAACTTCTATGGTAGGTGAAAGTCCCGTTGGTACGGACAAAACCTTTGATACTGGTGGTGGACGTACTGCTGGTAATATTGTACTGCTTGTTTATGCAGTGCCTAATATTCTCGCTTCTACCAAAATGACCTTTAGGCTGCAGGGTGGAAAGAATACTTCTTTCTCCACTCTTACTGATCTTCATATTATTGAGTTGGGTGATTCTACTCAGATTACCAGTGCTGTTGATTTGGGCGTTGGTAAGTACATTATTCCTTTCAACAATGAGTTTGATGGAACGGTTTATCGCTATCTGCGACATTACCTGACCATTGGTGGTACTTGTGGAACTGGCGTAAAGTATGAGTATTACCTCACAAAATAAGGAGTAGATAATGAATGATACGGGGCAAGTATCTATTTCTATCTGCATGATGGTAAGGGACGAAGAAGAGAACCTTCAACGTTCCTTACCATCTTTAAAAAATTTAGCAGATGAACTAATTGTTATTGACACAGGATCAAAAGATAAGTCTATTGAGATTGCTAAGTCCTTTGGTGCTAAAGTTTATGAACATCCTTGGGAAGATGATTTTTCGAAACACAGGAATCAATCTGTTTCATATGCTACCTCAGACTGGATTTTCATTTTTGATGCTGATGAAGAACTAATTGTACCCAATGAATCTTCCATTAGGGAATTGAAGCAGTGGTTACTTAAATTAGAAGAACCTTGTTGTTCTGCTGCTATTGTTTTACATGATATTCAACAAGATAGACAGGTAATGCGTTTTAATTCTGTTCGTCTTTTTAGAAGGGGTCATGTTGAATATTTAGGAACAGTTCATAATGCCCCTAAAGTTATAAATGGGGATTCAAAAGCGCCAATTTGTAATCTAATTGAATTGAATCATTACGGGTACGATTTAACACCAGAGAAAGCATTGATTAAAAGAAAACGTACTGAAAGCCTTCTCTTGAAAAGAATTGAACAAGATCCAGATGATGTGGCTGCTTATTTTTATTTGGTTCAAGCATACACAGCATATAGCGAGTATAACACAGCTATTAAGTATATTTTTAAGTATGAGGAAGTTGTTAAGAAAAATGGAGTTGAATTTAATGGTTCAATTTTTTGTACTGCCGTTTCAGTTTTCAGAAAAGTGAGTGATAAAGAAAATTGTCAAAGGTGGTTGTTAAAAGGGTTAAAGAAATTTCCACGTGATTTAGATTTACTGATGAATTTGACCGAATTTGGTGTTTGGCAAAAGAAGTTGAATTTGGTCATTCAGGGTGGAAAAGGATTTATGGAAGTGTATGAAGAATATTCTAATAATCCTTTAGCTAGTGGAAATAGATTTACTTACGCAAATGTACCAGAAGCAGCAGCTTATTGTTTATTCCACTTATCATTAGGTTTGCTTCAAGAGAGTAGTGAGTATCTAAATAGATTAGGTGTAGTTTTAAATGATGCCGATCCTAAGTATGCTGCTGGAATGAAGGGTGATGTCGCAACTGTTCTAGATAAATTTGGTTGGCACAGAGATGGTTGGAGTAGTTCTGCAAAGCCCAATATGATTGGTAGAGAATCTAAAAGGAAAATAGTGAATTTGAGTAAAAGCTTAAATTAAAAGGAGTTTGTCATGATAACTATTTATGAGCAAAAAACTGGGAAACCGTTCACTGTTGAACACATGATTGATGCTAAGGAATCTGTTGCAAATGGATCTTACACTTTTACAGCCCCTGTAAAAGAAGAACCTAAGCCTATAGTTGAACCTGTTGTTAAAAAAGTAAAACCAGCTCCTATTAAAAAAGTTGAAAAACCAATTGTTAAAGGGAGTATTAAATCAAAAAGTATTTTGAAAAAGAAATAAGTTGAGGTTCTATCATGGCCCTAACATTAGTAGCAACTGCTAAATCAGCCTCGGCAAATGCCTATTGTACTTTGGCATCCGCTTCAGATTATCTTCAAAGAAATATTCACACGTATTCTGCTTGGAGTAGCTTAACAACTGCTAATGCAGAGGCAACTCTTATTTGGGCCACGTCTCTGTTAGATAAACAAATTGATTGGAACGGGAATAAAACTACGACAGCGCAAGCTCTACGTTGGCCTAGGGAAAGTATCTCTGATTCAGATGGGGAAGCTGTAGATGAGGATACAATACCGAAATTTCTACAAGAAGCTACAGCAGAATATGCCAGGTTACTTTCTGTAAAAGACAGGACAGCAGAAGATCCTACTAAAGGTTTTTCAAGACTAGAAGCTGGAGGTCTAGCAGCATATATAAATGCTAGAGATAGAGTAGGGATTATTCCCGATTTGGTTTTTGATATGATAAAACCATACGGTGTTTTGGGTGTGTCGAATAGCCGAGTACTAGAGAGGCGTTAACTATGGGTTTGCAATCAGTTTTTCAGAGTATAGCGGAGACTATCATTGACGCTTTTGATGATGTTCCGCAATATTTTTATTTTCACTCTTTGGGCACTTCCACTTATAATGCTACCACTGGTGCTAATGTAGAAAGTGGTGCTATTGAAATAAGTGCGGTGACTGATTTATCCATGGTAGCTTCTACTTCTTTAAAATCTGTGAGTACAGACCTTTCTGCTTATAATATTCCAACGGATGATGTACAGTGGTTTAAGATTTCTGGTTTCACAAGTGCAACCAATAACGGTTATGCTAGAGCTACGGCTGCTACAGATACGGGAATTACTTTAACTCAAAAGACTGTAGAGACTGAAGCAGCAGGAGATGAAATAACCATAACTGGACCATTTTATAAGGTTAAAGGTGTATTTCGTCATTATGGTTTAGAAGAAATAAGAGATACTCCAATACAAATCGAGGATTTACAAGTAGTTATTGCAGCTAATGATTTAGCAGTCACCCCCAAGAGTGATGATTGGTTGTTGTGGAGTGATGTGAAGTATCGCATTATGTTAGCAGACAGTGATCCTGCTTTTGCCACTTGGAAAATGTGGTTGAGGAGATTGTAATGGCTGGTGATTATAATACTTCTTTCACAGTAGATAAAAGAAGAGGTGGAAAAGAACTAAATTTAGATTGGTACATCAGTCGTGTACCACATCTGGCTGCTGCAATTAAGAAGAAAGTTGGAGAAGAGTTATTTAAAGCGGTTGTTAGTGCAGAAAATGTTCCTTTTGTAACTGGTAGATATGTATCCAGTCATAGAATAGGTATTGGAGCTGAAGATAATTCTTTTTCGAAAAATGGTGCTGGTTCTTTAGATGAGGCCAGAAGCAAAGTATTGGCATCGCAATTACCTAAATTGGAGTCTATTAAATCTGAGGATAATGTTTTTCTTACAAATTCAGTTCAAACTGAAAAAGGGTATTCTTATGCTAAACAGGTAGAATATGCTGGTTGGTTAGGTACTGAGAGTTCAACAATGCCTTATTTGGTTTATGAAAAAGCTTTACTACAAGTGAAACCAAGAATACGTCAATTCATAAAAGACCTTAAAGGAAGTTATTTTGGTATTTAACTATGGGATCTTTTCAAGATTTACGCCAATATATTGAAAGTCGATTAACAGATAATTGGAGTGCTACGGATGTGGCCATTGATAATATAGATTATACTCCATCTGCTGATACAGCTTTTATTCATATAATAATTGATGAAGGTATTGGAAGACAAATAACTTACAATTCTGGAGAGAATGCTACTCATAGATATGAAGGTTTCATAATGGTATATGTGAATGTACCATTAAAAAGTGGAACTAATACTGCTAGAGGTTATGCAGATTCTATAGCCACTATTTTTAGAAACGCTCAATTTTCTACTATGGATATACTTTGTAAAACTCCAAAGATCATTCGAATTGGTGAAGTAGAGGGGATGTTTCAGTACAATGTTTTGACTCCTTTTCAAGTTGATATAACATTGGATAATGCATCGTGATTAAATTTAAGTTAATTTCCCCATCTAAAGAAAACGAATGTAGATGTTGTAATTGCAATAAATTGTTAGCGAAAATAAAACAGGTTGACAATTTAGCCATTATAGAAATAAAATGTACCAAGACTACATGTAGGACTTTAAATGTTTTTAGAATTGAAAAGAATGCGGGTTATGTAAAATGAATATACCCTTGGAAGTAAAGATTAAAGCAGTAAAGGAATTACCGTTGGACTGTAAAGGGCAACCTAAATGTAGTAAGATGTCATTTTTTCAGATAGAATGCTCATGTGAATGTTATAAAGAGAATCTGGAAAGATTAGTAAATTTGGTCATAAGCGAACGTCAGCCGCTTGATATATGTAGTTAGTTAGGGTCGGAAGCCCCTGGATAACAGAGATGATGTTAATTTAAACTATCTTTGAGGAGGATAGACCATGGATAGTAACAGAACAGCACTTCATTTTAAGGAGGAGACCACTTGGGGGACCGCTGCAAGTGGGACTTACCAGACGCTAAGATTCACAAGTGAATCTTTTGCCTATAACATTACTAATGTGACAAGTACAGAAATTCGAAATGATCGCCAGATCACGGATTTGATTCAGACTGATGCCGATGTTACTGGCGGGTTTAATTTTGAATTTAGCTACAATACCTTTGGGGACCTGCTTGAAGGTGCCCTATGGAGTGATTGGTCAACACAGTTGGCTATTTCTGCTTTGGGTATTGGTATTGATGTGGCAGGTACACTTACTGCTGGAACTGGTGCTACTGATGATACAGCTAACTTTTCTTTGGTTACTGTTGGTCAGTGGATTGAATTGCGTGGTAGTTCTAATGCCACCAATAATGGTTATTACCAAGTCTCAGCGAAGGCTAGTTATACTAGCATAAGTGTCCTTCCTGTGCCTGATGCTACTGTGGCATCCGCATCGGATACCGTCACCATTGTTGGCGCTTATTTGCGTAATGGAACTACTGAACATAGTTATACGTTCATTAGGGAACATGCTGGTCTTACTTCACCGGCTACGCAGTATTTTTCCTTTCTTGGCGCAGTGTGTAATTCTTTCTCACTGTCTGTCCAGTCTGGTGCAATTTTAACAGGAAGTTTTGACTATATTGGGAAGAATGCAAATTTGTCCTCTGTTTCTTCTACAGCCGATGCTGCTACTGGAGTTACTACCACTTCTGTTCTTAATGCGGTTGTTAACGTGGCAGAAGTTAGAGAAGCTGGAGATACAGTGTCAGATTGTTTGGTACAGGGTCTTGATATTTCTGTAGCAAATAATGTACGTGGCTTGAAATCTATTGCTAATCTCGGTAATTGTGATATTGGCGTGGGTAAGTGTGATGTCACTGGTACACTGAATGCGTTCTTTAAGGATAATTCTTTGTATGATAAGTATTTAGCTGGTACTGCCACTTCTATTTCTTTTAAAGTAGAAGATACGGCTGGAAATGCGTACATTTTTGATATGCCTCAGATTGAATTTGAATCTGATTCTGTCAATTCTGGTGGTCAAGATCAGGATGTTATGGAAGCGGTTGGGTTCCGTGCTTATAGAGATCCGACTTACACCTACACCATTCAGGTCAGTAAATTTGACGCTTAATCTTGGATAAGATCAAGTATCTATCTTTCTCTGTTGGTGTGTGCCCCGTGTCAACACTGATAGATGCTTGGTCTGCTAGGGGTTAAAAATGACTATAGTATATTTGGATGATTTTGATCCTAAAAATAAGATTTGGAATACAGTTCTTTCCACTAAGTTGGAGAATTTCGATACATCTGTAGAATATCCTAGTAAATATGGTGGGGTAACTAGAATTAGATATGTGAAAGAACCTGGAGATATTGTCGTAATGAAAGAGGTTGAAAAGAAGGAAGGTAAAAAAGACTTGACAGTAGAAAATGTTGTTGTTAACATGGAAGAGGATGAAGTAGAAAAAGTTGGAGAAGAATCTTTTTATTAATTTCAATTAACGGGGGAATGCAAAATGGCGGATATTAGGAAGCTTTATGCAACTAATGAAGATAAAGAAACCGATGGTGTCTGGCAGGATCTGGGTGACGGCATTGAAATGCTGATTGCTCGTATTGGTAATCCTAAATACCAAAAACTTTTTCAAAGACTTAGTAAGCCTCACCGTAAAGCGATCAGGCGTGGTTCTTTGAAAGAAGATGTTGCAGAAAAGTTGATGATTGAATGTATGGCAGAAACTGTTCTTTTGGGTTGGAAGAATGTTGAGATGGATGGAAAACCTCTTCCTTATTCTAAAGAGAACGCCATTAAAATTCTCACAGAGTTCAAAGATTTGAAAGATTACATTAATGATTTTGCTAATGAGATGGAAGCTTACATGCAGGAAGATGCTGAGGAGGCAGAAGAGAACTTAAAAAACTCCTAAGTTGGACCCTCAAGAACAAAGGTCAGTTAGAATGGTTTGAGAAGTTAGAGGAAGAGGGTCACGATATAGGAAGTGTGTTAGACGATAAACCAGAACTAACACACGATTTAGTTCCTTTTTGGAATGCGTTTCAAGTTTTAAGTAGTTCAAGAAGTACCGGCATGGGTGTCGGTGCAATTCCGCTTTCTGCATTTGAGTCTTATTTTCGTATTTGGAGAATAACTGATTTAGAAGATCAGTTAGAATATATCAGATTTGTAGGAGCATTAGATTCTGAATATTTAGCTTTTCAAAATAAGGAAAGTAAGAAGTCGCAAGAGAAAAGCGGAGCTAAAAATGCAAAGAGCGCCTCTAGAGTGCCAAAAGCAAAAGGTCGGTAGTCACCAGGATTGGTTTGTGACTTCACGACCTTTTTTTATGGCAGGTGGTAAATTATGTCTAATGTAGATGGAATAAATATACCAGTAACTTCTTCTGGAGTTGGGAAAACCATATCTGATTTGGAAAGAATAAAACTCCAAATGAAGAATATGACGACCTCCCTTGAGCAAGTTAAAAAAATGTTGATGGTAGCTTTTCCAGTTGATAGTGCTAAACAATTTTCCACTGCTGCTAAGAGTGTGCAAAGAGAAGTACAGCAAATTAGTCATTTTTTAGAAAATATGGGAACAAAGGCTAATACAACACTTTTGAAAGCTTCCACAGCCGTTGGGATTTATGAAAAGAAGTTAACTACTGTTAATAAGACTTTAGAAAAAAATGTAACTGTACAAAAAAATACTGCGGCGGCGGTTAAACTTCTTTTTGCTAGAATACATGCGGGAGTAGTTGTTAATAAAAAATTAGAAACTTCTACTAATAAAGTAACTTCTGCATTTCTTAAACAGATAGGGGTATCTGCAAGATTAACAAATAAATGGGATGCTTTTCGTAAATCTATTAGTGCAAATAGATTAGTGCAACAAGCATTGAATAAAACGAGTACTGCTGCGGTTTTAAACAATATGAAGTTAACTTCTTCCTATCAAAATTTATCAAAAAGTATTGCCAAGAATACCTCAGTTACTAAAGCAAATAAAACAGAACAAGCCAAATTAAATACTACTATCGCTAAAACGAGTAAAGGTTTTGCTGGTTTAATTCCCCATGTTGCTGCGGTTACTCTTTCCTATATGGCTATGCGTAGAGTTACTAGAGCCATTACAGGTACTATAGGTCTAGGTGTAGAATTTGAACATGAAATGTCTATGGTTAGGGCTATTACTGAGGCGACCACTGCACAATTTGAGGTTTTAATGGATGTGGTGAAAAAGGCTGGAGAGACTACAGTTTTTACAGCTAAAGAAGCCGCTGAAGCTATGAGATTTTTAGCTATGGCTGGTTTTGCAGTAGATGAATCTATTGCGGCTCTTCCTGATGTTTTAAATCTTGCCTTTATTGGGCAATTAGAATTGAAACGTGCCACTGATATTTCTACTGATGTTCTCAGAGCATTTGGATTAGAAGCAGAACAGCTAGGAATGGTTGTAGATGTGTTTACTGCTACAATTACTAATAGTAATACCAATATTGAAATGCTTGGACAGTCAATGAAATTTGTTGCTCCTGTCGCTTCTAAATTAGGTTACAGTGTACAACAAGTTTCAGCTATGCTTGGGGTCATGTCTCAATCTGGTATCAAAGCTGGTATGGCTGGTAGGTCTTTACGAATGGCTATGATGCGCATGAGTGATGCTGCTAAGTCTATGGGTATGGAAGGAGCTAACTTATTAGATGTTTTAAGAAAACTTGCTAGTAAGAGTTATTCTCCAGATAGATTAGTTGGAGAACTCAAAACAATGTTTGGGCTTCGTTCTACTCCTGCTATTCTAGCTCTTATGCAAAATCTTAAACTTTATGATGAATTTTATGAAAAATTAGAAAATTCTGAAGGAGCTGCTAAAAAGTTTACAGATTCTTTAAAAACTGTGTGGCGTGCTTTTAAAGAATTGTCCTCAGTAGTACAGAGTTTAGCCATTGAAGTATTTGAAGAATATCAAGAAACACTGGAAAGTGTACTTAATAATGCTACTGAATGGTTTAGGGAAAATAAAGATGAAGTAAAAGAATGGACAAAATATATTGTTGAAAGTATACCACAGGTAATTGGGTTAACTGTGGCTATGTGGGGTCTTGGCAAAGCTTTAGCTATAGTTACAATTTTTAGAGAAATGCATGTAGCAGTTACGGCTATGAATGCTGCTAATGCTCTTCCTATGTTTGCAGATCAAGTGACACGTGGCGGTAAAGCATTAGCTATGGCAAAAGGATTTGCAGCAAAATATGCTTCTCAATTGTATCTGTTAGGTGGAGCTATTGCTGCTGTAATAGCTTATAAACTATCTGAATGGTTGGCTGAACAATGGGAATGGTGGGATAAGAATATATGGGGGTCAAAAAAGTATACGGAAAGTTTAAAGGAAGGTATAAAGCAACAACGAGCATTTTTAGCACTAAAAACATTAGATAAATCTCCTGAACAGGCATTTGAAGTTTTCAATTTAAAAACAGCTAAAGTGGCATTAAATTATCTTAAAACTGAATTATCTGATCTTAGAGAAAAAAGAGATACTATTTTAGATAATATTCAACAACAGGAATATCAACTTGATTTAATTGATACTGATAAAGAAAAAGTGGCTTTAAAAAATGTAGAAGCTCAGATTTTAGTAATGGCAGAAAAAGCTGCGAAAGTACAATATTTAGTGGATAATATGAGAAGTTCGGGAGGAACGTATGAAAATAGCGACTATTATAAAGGTAGTGCTTTGGCTGCTACGAGAGAAAGAGAAAAATTAGAGGAGCAAACTAAGTATAATGAGGCTTTACGAATAGCAAAAGAACAGTATGAAAGTGGGGAAATTAAATTACCTTCTTATGATAGGAAGAAATTTTTAGATAAATTAGAAGAGGATCTTAAAACAGAAGGTGCGTATTTATTGCTTGCCGCCAGAGATAAAGAAGGAGCTAAAGAATATATTAGAGGAATGCGTACTAATGCTGGAAGAGTATATGATGCTAGAATGAAACAAGATGAGGAAATAGCTTCTAAATTAAAACAAATTAAAGATCCTATGGAAAGAAGTAAAATAGAAGCTAATGTATTTACTCTAGGTACAGAATTTACTGACCGTATGAGTAAGGTTAAAAAGTATTCTGAAGAATACATGCTTTTGTTTAATAATATGCGTAAAGGGCAATCTAAAATATTAAACAAAAGTATTAGTGATCAAATTAAAGCTGAGAATGCATTAGTCACCGCAGTCAAAAAAGCGCAAGGTTCCATTATTGATAATAAAGCTGCTATGCAAAAACAGGAGACTGATCTTAATACCAAACAATTGAATGATTCTTTGGCTGTTATTAAAACTGATACAGCTAATCAAATAGCGGAAGCTATAAAAAGAGGCGATTCCATAGTTGATTTAAAGGAACAGCAGCAAATATTAATTACAAATAATCAACGAGATTTTGAGTTATCTTTAGCGCAATCACGGGAAGCAGAAATAACTAAGGAAGCAGAAAAACATGATATAATAATAAAAAATTCAAAGGCTTCTGGGGATCAACTTAAAATATTAGAGGAAGATAAAAAATCTAGTATAGACCTTATTGATAAAAAATTTGATAGGATAAGACAAGAAAGAGCATCTTCTATTGTTAAATTTTATGAACAACAAACAATTAAAGAGGAGAATATTGCACAGAATCGGGCTGATAAAATTTCAGCTATAAATGAAAAAATTACTATTAAAACAGTAGAGACTGTTAGAGATACGGAATTAAAAAGACTTTCCATTTTGGCTGACGCAGAGGAACAAGAAATAGCAATATACGAAAAGTCTGCTTTAACTAAAATAAAATATGCTTTGAAAAATAATGAGGATATAAGTCAATTAAGAAAAGAATCTATTGCGGAAGTAGAAGAACAAAATGTTGCATTGCAAAAAATATGGGAAACGTCTAGAGAGACAGAAATACAAGCAGAAGAACGAATTTGGGCTTTAAAGAGAAAATCTGGAACTAGTGATCTAGAATATAATGCAGGATTACGATCTGCTAAATTGGAAATAGACGAAAATTATAATGAAAAAGTTAGAGCTTTAGAATTGAAAAAACTTAAATTTATTCAATCTATTAATGCTGCTGAGTTAGCCGATCATCAAAGGAAATATCAAAAAGCATTAACTTATTATGATAAATGGGTAAAACAAATAGCTAAAAAAGCTTTGCAGGGCCTTTCTAAAGACCAAGCTATGGCTACCACTATGAAAAAAGCTAAAGAGACATGGGCAGAACATGTTAGAAATCTTTTTAATGTTGGAAGGAATGATGAAGCTAGAGATTTAATGAGTAAATGGCCCGAAATTCAAAGAATCCAATTAGAGGAATTAAGTAAACAACAAGATCAATATGATAATGATAGACTTGTAGCAATGAAGTCCCTTTATAAAGATTTGAATGAAGTCTCTGGCAATTACTTTGACGCACAGATACAGATTATTGAACTTGAAAAAGAGAAGTATATTGAATCTCTTAAAATAAAAGCGGATGAAAATGGAAAATATACACAAAAACAAATGCAATTACTTGAGGCACTGAATAGATGGCAAATCCTTAAAAATCGTGAATTAGTACAAGAATACCTCATAGCTAACAAGGGTTTAGCTGGTGGTATGGTTGCATACCTTGTTGAAATGAAAACAGCATGGGAAAATTACTACCAAGAGATAGGCCAATTTGGTTATGATTTTCTGGAAAGTTTCGGTAGTGCATTTGAGGATAGCTTTGTTAAAGTATTTACTGAAGGAGTAGATGCAGCAAAAGATGTTTGGAAGGATTGGCTTGACGATTTGTTAGATAGTTTCCTTAAAATGATAGCGAGACTTATAAAAGAATTGGTCATGTCAGGCATATTAGAATTGCTAGTATCCGCTCTTGGAAGTGGAAGCGGAAGTAGAAGTATCAGTATCAGTGGTGGAGGAAGTGGAAGTGGCGTTGGAATGGGAGGCGTGAGTGTAGGTGGTTCTTCAATGAGTTGGACAACCATTGGTAGTATGCTTGCCAAGGGATATGAGTTGTACACCGGGAAGAGCTTATCTCTTAATGGTTTGATAGATAGTCTTTCTGGTAGTTCTTCCTCAACTGCTGTTACTACCACTCAACAAGGTCAAAATTGGGCGGGTGATATTGGTAGTTGGGGAAAAGATTATGCAAAAGGTTTAGGCCAGACAGGAACAATGACTGCTGCTCAAGTTGCAGGCGCTGAAGCTGCCTATGCAATGAATACTGGTTACATGAGTGGTATGGCAGTTGATTCAGCCGGTATGGTTGGCAACATGGCGAACATGGGTGCAAACGCTTCCACTACTGGAATGGGTGCTGGTGCTGCTTCTGGTATTGCTGCTGCTGTTGTTGCTATTATCATTGGTGGTTACATGGTTTTCGATAATAATACGAAACCAGATGCCAGCGTTTGGGTAAAAGCTCAAGCGGAAATGTCAAAATTACAATCACATTTATTCGATGTTGCTATAACTGGAGTTGGTGCAATTGGGTATTCTGAATCAGATGCAAATAAAGATGTAAACTGGATGTCTAGCGTGTTGGCTGATCATTTTAGTATGTATGAGGAGATATATAAGAATGTATCTTATGAGAGTCAACGAAAAATCAAAAAGGGACTAGAAAATATACCTTGGGAAGAATTATCGTTTACTCTTATCAAGATGGCCCAGGATCACGTTACACCTAAATTATCTATAAGCAGAAAAAATCCCTATTGGGTAAGGCCACCTGATGCTAATCCAATATTCGATGATCTTAATCCTACCTCTTATAGTGGAAGTTTATCTGGTACAGGTAGGGGTAATGCAGCGACACAATTACATGCTTTAATGGGGAAATACTTTGAGGAGTATGTTGAAGAGGCACTAGTCAATATTAAGAAAAAAGATGTTTACAAATTAATGAATGATAATATTCTCGGGATGTTATCTGGATTAGATAAGGATCTTTTCATGAATGATCCTGAGGAATTTTTTCATGCATTTAATGAATCAATGAAGCAAATGGTGAAAGCGGAAGTTGTATGGACAGACTTTAACCATTGGTTAGACGGTACAACTGCTGGAATGACTAAAGCTCAAGAAGCAACGACATTAGCTACTGCTGAACTAGAAGGTTATGCAGCGCAGATGGAAGCTTTGGGTGTCACTTTGAGTGAGGCTGAACTAGCTGCAAAATTTAAAGACATATATAATGGAATGACAGAGGGTATAGGTAATCTTGGTGCAATAGCGAAACCAGTAACAGGACTTGATAAATATCTTGCTAAAATCAATGGTCAATTTGATGCCTACTTGGCACTATTGGAACGCTATGGTGTTGATTTAGATAAAATTACTGATCTAGAAGAGAAACGCAAAAAGAAGCTGGAAGAAGCCGCTGAAGAATATATGGAATCTTTTTGGAAAGGAATCGAAGATACCATAAAAGGTGCGGAAGGATTGGTTACAGCATTTGAGGAAGCTGTTATAAGTATTAATAACACCTTTGCTGGAGTGTACGCCACTATGGCGGAAGATAAAGGCCTTGATGCACGAAAAATAGAAGATATTCATAAATATTATAATGATGCAAAAAAAGCAATACAAGATGAAATAGACAAAATCATGGATGGTTTGGCTGACAGTATTAAAGAAGTTGCAGAGTTAATTAATATTTTGGAAACTGGTGGAGATATAAGTGCTGTTATAACATATTTTGAAGAGTTGTTTAAAACCTTTGACGAAAGTGGTGCAGACCTTACTGGAATTATTTCAGATATGAAAAATTCCTTTAAGTCTGTTATAAATGAATTAAAGAATCAGGCCAATCAATTATATGCATGGTCCCAAGAATTTGGTGGGTTCAATTTTGAGAGGGCCGCTAATCAAGCTAGTAAATTAATGACACTTCTTTCAGATTTCGTTAGAGATATGTCCGATATGGATTCTGCCGATATGAAAGTTGCGTTAGGGGAAATTAAAACTAGCATACAAGAGTACAGAGAAGCCGTTGAAAGGGCACAGTTTGGAGAACAAGATTATGAAATAGTAGATTACCTTAATGATGTTTTAGATTACTTAGATGGACTAGAAACCGTTATTAACACATTTACTCTCGATTTGGAATCGTTATCACAAGTTCCCATGAAAGATTTATTTCCCAGTATTACAGAGGATTTAAATGCATTTGTTGGTGGGTTGAAAAATTGGTATAATAAACTTGAGGATGCAAATGGTGTTTTTGATGGCCTTCAGGAAATGACCAATGCACTGTCTAATCAAATAACAGCATGGGTGGATAGTTTATCAAATGAGGATATTTCGAATGAAGATGTATTGAGTGGTCTTGCTGCAATATCAGATTCAATAGATGATACGATTACGGCTGTTCAAGATATGCGTAGAAAACAATCTAATGCTGGAAATACTGAATGGGTTTACGTTCTTGATTCTTATATTACATATTTAAAATCATTGAAAACTGCTGTTGAGTCTTTTGAGGATCGATTATCAGATGCTAATTTGAGTGAAGCTAATAGACAAGAAATAAGTGATATTTTAACAGATTTAGGTAAAGGTGATTATACCTCTGCTATTGCTTATTTGCAAAAGCAACTGGATGAACTTATAGCTGGTGGAGGAGATTCAGAAACAATCCAAAAGTATAAAGATGATATTGCCGAACTTCAAAGATTACAGGATGAGTTTATAGCAATAGAAAGACGACAGCTAGATGCGATCAAGAGAAGTCTGGGATTAATTACTGATTATGAATACAGAATGGGGAGATTGACTGAACTTCAAGATCGGTACGGTAATTCTTTAGGTTCACTTGTCAAAAATTTTGAGAGTTGGACCCTTGAAGAATTGAAAGCAGAGGCCGACAGGTTGGGTATTACATGGCAGGAGATGGCTGAAGATGTTGCATTTCTTGTTCAACAGGAACAGAACCTTTACGATATTAGAAAGGCTCAAGCTGAATTGGCTGGTAAAGACACTGGACTGTGGGAAATTGCAGAAAGGTACAATCTTGATTACGATAAAATGGATAAAGATTTTGCACAGAAAATTGTGAATCAATTTTTATCCATGACAGCAGAAGAAGTGCAAGCGTGGGCAGATAATCTGAGCGTTTCCGTAACACAATTAGTTGCAGATATTATGACATTAGCCAATGCATTTGATTTGACTGCCGATGCAATAGAAAGTTTGGCAGACGATATTAGAGAAAATCTTGAAAATCTAAGATTACAAATTCAAGATGATATGGGTATTGGTGGTGGTCATGCAGCAAGAGCGGCTTCTATATGGAATCAGATAGAAGGATTAGGTGAAACAGATCCTATGACGGAAGGTGTTCTTCTTGAAATGACTGAACTCTTAGGTGATTGGTATTCAGAAGGAAAAGCTGCTGAAGATGAAAGAATTGCTGGAATTAGGGAAGAACTAAATGAACGTAAAAGTGTCTTAGAAGAAGAACTACGTTTAGCGCAAAATTTTCAAAATGTTGTGGAATCTTTGGAAGATTTGATTAAGTCGATAAAATATAGCACCTTGAATGTTTCTTTACCATATGAGAAGGCAGAAGAAGCACAACAAGATTATGATACTTTACTTGCTGCTGCTATGACAGGCGATTTAGAAGCAATGCAAGAATACAGTGGTTTTGTGCAAACTCATTTGCAGCAACAACAGGAGGAGTTTAAATCTTCAGATATATATCAAGGTATCTACGATAGTGTAATGGCTGACATTGAAGCTGTAAAGGCCAATGCTGAAGCTCAGTCTTATGATGAGGCTATACTGGCAGAACTGGAGAGCATTGACGCACAACTTGAAAATTTAGAACCTGACTATTCAGCATTGTTAGCTCAGTTTGAAGGTATGGCAGAAACAATAGAAACAGCATTAAGAAGGCTTGAAGCTGGAAGTCTTGTTATAACTTTTGAATGGGATACTGCTGGAAGTGCTGAAGCTATTGAAGCATTGAAACAAATTCTAGAATTTTATGGGTGGGAAGATGATGTAATGATCAGTTTTGTTGCCACCATGCTAGAAAATTTTGGTGGTACTTTTGCTGAAAGAATGGAACTTCTTGGTTTTCTTGTAGATCCAGCCAATGGTGGAAGCTGGACTTCAACTGCAACCATTATGATGTTGGCATCTGATGAATTTTGGGATGAAAATACGTGGACTGATAATCTAGAATTGATTGGATTTATTTATAGTGAGAATGGAAAAGATTGGAATGCGGAAGCGGTTTTAACCTTTCTGGCTAATGAAGGAGCTTGGGATTCAAGTACTTTTGAAGAAGCTATGACAGGATTAAGATTTTTAAGAACTAATGCTGAAGGTGGTTGGAACTCTGACGCTGTTATTACTTGGATTAACAATGATGGAGTATGGAATTCTGCAACACCTACTGAATTAATGAGTGCCCTTAATTTTGTATTAGGGGAATCTGGTTGGGATTCAAAAGCATCTTGGGCATTTCTAGCACAATTATCTGATGAAGGCATTCCGTGGTCCCAATTGAAACAAACATTTATTGACTACGGTGCTGATGTAGAAACAATTGAAAAATATCTCAAAATCACATACTTGAATGATAGTAATTTAACCTTTGCAACTTGGGATGATTTTTATGATGCTTGGGTTGCAATGGGGATGTCTGATTCTTGGGCTACTAAATATCTACAAGCTGTATATGAAGATAGTGGCGAAGAGGGTTTAAAGTATTGGACTGATTTCATCATTGCTTTTGAAATGGGTGATATTGATGATGCTACGGCTGAAAAAGTACTTGCGGCTGTTTATAATGCAACTGCTGGTCAACCTGATCTTGCTTTATGGTCTGATTTTAAAACAGCAATGGCAGATGCGAATGTAGGAGAAGATTCAACAGCATGGAAAACAATTGAAGCAGCATATAATGATAGTTCAGGAGCATTTCCAACATGGAGTGCTTTAGAAACTGCAATGACAGATGCAGGCATAGCTACTTCAACCATGAAAGAAATTCAAGGTAGATATGATAGTGGAGATATGACATGGAGTGAACTTGAAGATATGTTGGCGGCAACAGGCACTCCAGAGTCAGTAATCCGTGATATTAGATCATCGGTTGTTGGAACGGTTGAAGTTGAATTAACTGAGATGGCTGTGTGGCAAACACAAACAGCGTTATTGCTTGGTATTTTCAATAATACAATGTTGACAGCAAAATCGTTAGGTGATTACCAAAGTCCTGGTAATATGATGGGCTCTTGGAGTTTTGATACTTCTTCATGGTCAAGTACTTTTGCTGGTGCTGGTGGTTTGTGGGATTATACAGCAGGAGACGGCTCTGGAGGTGGAGGTGGTGTTGCTCCTGAATTTCAGAAAGTTTATTTGTATGGTGGTAACGGAGCAAGGATTGATGGCAATGCTGAAGGATTAATCAGAACTGAGACTTTTCCGACCAATTCTTGGGCTGTTGAAATAGTCAATCAAGGAAATCACATAGAGACTTCACGAAATTATCTTGCAAATATTTCTGCACAGCAAAGTGCTTATATGGTTTATTTGCTGCACATTTACAATAGATTACATGATCTCAGAGTTGGTGGTACAGTGGCTACAACTGGTGGTAGTTCCAGCGATCCAACTATGATAGCATGGCTGAAAAATATATATAACATACAGACAAACACACGTGATTGGTTGACAAATTTGTATAACAGACAGTATGATACACGTGTTAAGCTGTATGGTGGTAACGGAGCAAGGATTGATGGCACTTCTAATGGCTTGATACGAGGAGAAATGTTCCCCACTGCTACTTGGGCGAATGAAATAGTGGATCAGGGGAATAATATAGAGACTTCACGAAATTATCTTTCGAACATATCGGGGTATGCTGGTTATTTGTTGCACATATATAATAGATTGCATGATCTCAGAATTGGTGGCACAGTATCAACTACTGGTGGTAGCAAAAGTGTTTACGTTACTGGAGGGTATTTAAGTTCTGCTGGTTCAGTATGGCACACAAATAATTACACAAACACTGTTACGGCAGTCAGAGGCGTTGGTGGTTATAAAGAAGGTGGTATTTCTACTGGATCAGAATCTGGACATATGGAATTATTACATGGTACTGAAGCAGTCATTCCAATGAAAAATATGTCTATACCAGTGCAATTTTTAAATGGTGGTTCTACGCAAGATGGTGCGAAAAGTGAGGAAGAACTTCAATTACTCAGAGAGCAGAACGAACTTTTGAAAGAGATAGCTTCAAATAAGGAAAGATCAATTGAGCTTGATGGGAAAGTGTTGGGTAGCTATGTAGATGCCAGGGCTGATAATGTTCGTGTAACAGCTAATAGAACTAAGGGTAATGAAACCAGGAGACTATACAGAGTATAATGGCAATCCTGATTGAAATATCAACTGACAAAGGTATCATCTGGAAAGATACCTTAGATGTCATATGGTTGAATACCACAAATCATGTATGGAATGACGATTTAGGCAATAGTGTAAGACGAATGAGTTTAGATGGAGAAGCTCTAGATCATTACTGGGATGCTTATATTGAATCATTTGCTTCACCTCAGTATCAAACCGCAACTAATTATGGTGGATTTGTACGAATTGGTTTTGGTGAAATATCTCTTAGTTTAGATGCTTTTGTAACTGAAGGAATACCACCGAAACAACTAACATTGCTTGCTAAATATACTGCCACTACTGAATCAGCAGCAGTAGAATTATTTGAAGGGGATATCTACTTAAAAGGATATGATATAGATACAGCATCTTATACATTAAATGATCCGAAGTATACTCAGAATTTATTAGATCAAGGTGCTGATTATAATGGAGATACTGTACCATATCCAAAAGCTTTTGGTGTTGTGACTCATGCAGCACCTTTAAGGGTAGCTGATAATGCGGGAAGACCAACTTACCATTTAGGTGGGGTTGAAACTGCAACTACTGCCAAGACTATTACTTCTTTTAGTTCTGCTTCTTCTGGAACTAAGACTAAAGTTTATACTTCAGCAGCACATGGATGGAGTACAGGAACAAGTGTATACATATCTGGAACCATTAATTTTGATGGTACACATGTCATAGAGAGTGCTACTGGATCTGAATTCGTAATTGATGAAACATATCCAACAACCAATTCAGAAACGCTTCCACTTCATGCTAATGTTTTTGTATTAGGTGGTTTTGCCATATTTGATGATGGTGTTCCAATTCAATCAAATGTGGTTGTTAATGGTGATGGTACATTTTCTCTTACAGCTTCTCCAGTAGGTACTGTAACAATGTCTGGTACAGGAGAAGATACAACTTTAGAAGATATAATGGATTGGGGAAGGATCAGGTTGAGTGGAATACTTTCTTTAATCACAACCAATGCTAGAGTTGTCTCACCAGATATTTCTCATTGGGCTACATCGCAAATGCCAGTAATTGATTTTATGTCAAATTTATGTGCATTCTTTACACACTACTTTTACATCAAAGAAGATGTAATGTACTTGGGAGATATGCTTTTAGACAACGGTACAGACACAGCAGATGAGTTTGATTACTTTGATGCCACTTATACTGCTGGAGAACCTACTAGTCAAGTTAGTTCTAGTTGGACAACTTATGAAGCAGAGAATGGTTTTGTTGATGAAGTAAGGACTGCTAGATTTATCAAGACAATAGAAAATACTGTTGTTAAATCTATACACGCTCTGTCTACAGGAACTACAGATTCAACATCTTCATTTAGATTGATAGACTCTAGCGCAACATTTATTACTGATCTCGTTGAACTTGGGCATGTTGCTCAGAATACTACCGATGGTACATCCACAACAATAACATCAGTAAATTCTGAAACATCTCTGACCATGAAAGATGATATTTTTATTACAGGAGAAGAGTATACGGTTGGTCCATCTTACCCGTATGGTAAAGAAATCTCTGTGACACCATACCATGATACAAAAAGTAATGTATTGGCGGCATTAACGAATATTTTAGCCGTACTGAACTATAATACCATTGAAATAAAAATGCCTATAACAGCAACATTACCAGAACCTGGAGAGAGACTTACTTTTACAGATACCCAATTATTAACTGATGTTTCCACTTATATACGGGTGAGAATGTTAACGTATAATTTTAATAATGAAGAAATTATTTTATCTGGTGAAGGAGTAACAAGTTAATGGCAGTAATACACATAGGAACTGCAACCACATTAGCATCTGTTCCAATAGCAGATTGTAGTAATGGTGATGTGTCATATATATGGTTGAATGAATATCAACGTAAGATGGTATTCTTTAGTACAGCTACGGATGTTGCCAATACTACTGATCACCCATATTATGTAAGACCTAGTGATTATTCAACTGCCGGTGTTTGGGTTGAAGATGTAGGTGCTGATCAACCAGAAGCTTGGAGTGCTGATCAGGTAGTTACTGGAAATCTAATGTCTACGAATTATTCATTAGCTACTGGAAGTGCTTATAGTCTCGATGGTGCATATTTTAAATTAGGTGGTTCTAATGTAGATGCTGCTGGCGCTGCAAATGGTGTATTTCTAGGTTTAGATTCCAGTCTATATAAAGTTTATATTGGAGATGGTTCTGATCAATATTTTAAATATGATGGAACAAACATTAGTTGGAGTAGTGCTAATTCTTCATTATCTACATCTGGTATTCTTTACGCTACTGGTGCAAGCATAAGTGGTAGTATGAGTGTAACAACAGGGGATATAGGTGGATGGACATTAGCTACTGGTAATTTACACAGTACAAATATTTATCTTAATTCTGCTGATGAGAAGATAACGATTAATAATGCAACATTTGGAAATGCTGGAATTCAATTAGACTATAATGGTGGTTCACCGCAAACATATATTGGGGATGGTGCTAATCAATATTTGAGATATACTACCGTAGATGGTTTAAGTTGGAGAGGTACGAATGCATCATTATCAACTGCTGGAGTTTTGAGTGTTTCAAATATTTTACTAACTGGTGGTACTGCTGCTGGATTTACTGTTAGTGATTCGGAGGGTTTCTACGTTGGCTCTGGTGCCACTAGAGTACAAATGAAAGGTGGAGTTGGTATCTGGTCTGGTGCTACTGCTTTTGTAGACGCACCATTCAGAGTGAATAATGCAGGAAATTTATATGCCTCTAGTGCTACTATAGCTGGAAATATAACGGCTAATTCTGGAACTGTTGGTGGTTTTACTATTGACTCTGCTGAAGGATTATATGCTGGAACAGGTGCCACTAGAGTTCAAATGAAAGCTGGATCAGGATTCTGGGCGGGTGCTACTGCTTTTGATGATGCTCCTTTCAGAGTTGATCAAACTGGATTACTATATGCTACTGGTGCTTCTATAACCGGATCTGTTACAGCAACAACAGGTGTAATAGGTGGATGGACTATAGCATCAACACAACTTAATAATACGAATTTATGGCTTGATGCTGGTAATAAACAGCTTGCCATTGGTAGTCAAACATTCGGTGCCGCTGGATTGCAACTTGAGTATAATTCTGGAACACCACGGGTTTACTTTGGAGATGGATCAAATGCTTATTTTACATTTGATGGAACTAAAGTAATGTGGAAGACAGCAAATTCGCAACTTAATTCAGATGGAACTTTAACTGTTTCTGGTAGTGTTATTGAAGGCAGTTTTAGTGTTACAGACAATAGTACCATTGGTGGTGACATGGTTATTGGTACTGCTGGAGCTATTTACACTACTGGGAAGACTATTTATGCTGATGATGATGCTGGATTTTGGCTAGGGTATGACGGTGGAAAGTATAAACTCTATGTTGGTAGCGCAACTAATAATATAAAATGGGATGGAACAAATCTTAGTTGGATTGGTGTCAATACATCGTTAGATACCAGTGGAAATTTTTCTGCTACAGCAGCCACAATCACAGGTGTTGTAACTGCCAATACAGGTTATATAGGTGGTACTAGTGGGTGGACAATTGCTGCTGGTAAAATGACTGCTTCAGGTATAGGTGTGGCCACTTCTACTGGTGATGCTACTTATGCTTTTTGGGCAGGACATGATACTCCTGCTTCTGCTGAGTTTAGAGTTTCACATGCTGGAGCTTTAGTTGCGACTTCAGCAACAATCACAGGATCTATTACTGCATCTTCTGGAAGCATTTCTGGAAGTTTTACAGTTGGCAGTACATTGATAGTAAATTCTTCTGGTAAAATATATTCCACAGGAAAAACAAGTTATGCAGATACAACAGCAGGATTCTTTTTAGGCTATGACACAGTAACAACTTCCGCTTACAAATTTAGTATTGGTGATGGAAATCGTTACATAAAATACGATGGTTCAAATCTTACTATTAGTGTTGATGCGAATTCTGGAGGCAGCGAAGGTGTAATATATAAAAATGGAGTACGTTGGTTGTACGATTTTAATCCAGCACACAATGGGACAGTTAAGCCCGCTGGATACAATACTTTTTTAGGTTATGGCTGTGGCAATTTGACGATGGGCAGTACCGCAACATATAGTTGGGAAGCTTCTTATAATGTCGGCATTGGTTATTATTCTTTAGATGCGAATACGAAAGGGGCATACTCAGTAGGTATCGGTTTTCATGCATTGGGAAGTAACACTGAAGGGTCAAATAACAATGCTGTTGGTTATTACGCTTTGGGTTTGAATACGACCGGTGTTCAGAATAGTGCATTTGGTTTTTACGCTTTAAAGGCCAACACAATAGGGGTCAACAACACAGCCGTCGGTGATGCGGCTTTATACTTTGCCACTACGGCTGATAATAACACAGCATTAGGAATGCACGCCCTTTATGGGTTGACAACCGGAGAAGAAAATATAGGTATTGGAGTTGACGCAGGTACATTTCAAAGTAACGGATCGAGTGTATTGGAAACTCCGGAAGATTCAATCTATATTGGCAACTTTACAAAATCTGGTTCGGATGCCAGTGGCGGGGAAGATGCAATAGATAATGAAATTGTCATAGGCTATAATGCCACTGGTAATGGTAGTGATTCTATAAAATTAGGTAATACTTCAATTAGTGCTTTGAACTGTCAGGTGGCTTTGACTGTTGATTCTGATAGGCGAATAAAAAGAAACATTGTGGAGAGTTCACTGGGGTTAGATTTTGTAAACCAACTATCTCCCGTGACTTTCCAACAAAAAAATCCAATGGATTACCCTGATAATATAAAGCCATCTAATTTTAAAGATCGTATGATAAAAAGACCTGAGAAGAATGCTAGTAAAGCGCACAAAGAAAAATTACAAAAAGCAGATAAAAGACCGAGGGACAATGACAGAGTTTATCTGGGGTTGATCGCACAAGATGTTGAGGAAGTGTTGGAGGATCTTGGTTTGCCATTTGATTTTGTTTCTACAAATAGGGATGGTAAGAAGGCTATAACATATGAATCATTGATTATGCCACTAATTACGGCGGTTCAAGAATTAACAGCAAGAATAGAAACTTTAGAAGGAGGAAGTTAGAATGGAAACAGTCGGGGCCAAAGTGGTCAATGGTTATTTTGCAGCTTGGAATGGTAATCTCTTAATGATAGCAGATAGTGACTTTGAAATTAAATTCAATGGTGTGTGTAGTCCTCAACTTTCAGGTATAACGGATGTTGATGCAATGGGTGATGATCTTGTAGCAGTTGGATATGTTTCCAATGTACCAGATGTAAGATTTGGTGGACAAAGAATAGATACAACAACTTGGACTGCTAGTTTTTTACTTGGCAGATAAAAAAATATTGCTAATCCATAATTCGTTATGGTATTATTGAAATCAAAAACGGGGGAAAAATAAATGGAAGAACAAGAGCAACAGACAATTCCTATAGAACAGGTTCTACAGATGCAATTTACGAAGGTTGGACAATTAACATTTGAGATTGAAATGCTACAGCAACAATTAGTGGCATTTGAAAATGATAATAAAGAGTTACGAAAGCAGCTTGAAGGAAAAGAGTAATGAAACATGTAATTTATCCAGAGAAACAAGGTACTCCTACAGTCACAAGTGAAGATGGTTCTTACCCTATTGAGAACCTAACTGCTAATGACTATAGGAAGAAATTATGGAAGGCAGTAGCCGCTGTTCAATCAGCGACTATACGTTTGCCTATTACAGCAAATGCTGAAGCTGTTTCTCTGTTTAACACAAATGCTGAAACTGCTATTTGTACCATAACATTAGATTCATCTGAGCAGACTTTAAATGCGGCTGCTGCAACAAATGACGGTGGGGGGTTAGTAGGTATACCCCTCACTGGTCACGGTTACTCAGAGGGTCAATCTGTGCTTCTGAATGGGACCACCAATTATGATGGTGTTCATGTTTTACCTTCCCAAGCTACTGGTACAGCAAATGAATTTGTAATCACCGACACCTATGCTGCTGAAACTTTTGCTGGAACAGAAACTGCCTGTATCATTGTCGAAACCACTACGCACACCCTTGAAACCGCTACACGCACTTATGATAGTTTTTGGCAAGAGTATACTGAACAAACAGCAGCACATAAGGCGACTATTAAATTAACTGCTGGTTCTGGTGAAACTGTTGAAGCTGGAATAGTAAGAGCCGGTGCTATGAAAACATTTATTAACCCTAATTATGGTGCTTCACAATCACCTAAAGATTACTCAATTAAAAAAGATTTACGTAATGGTGCTAAATATACAAAGAAAAGAGACATAGTAAGAAATTTTTCTTACACCATAGAAATATTAAGAGACACAAAATTTAATGATCTAATGGATCTATACGATTATTATGGACCAGATCCATTTGCAATGTTGATTGCCGATGAAATAGATGATAACCTTTGGACTGTATTTGGAGCTTTTACTAGTGAACCAAAAGGTAGTCATAAATATTTCACGCATAGCGATGTCAGCATTTCCATTTTGGAGGCAGTCTAATGGCTTATAATTTTTTTGGTGCAGTATCTCTAACAGGCGGTGGTACAGGGGCACTAGACGCCATAGATGGAACTTCCTTAAAGACAGGTGATGGTGCTTGTGTAATTACATCTTCTGGTTTTTATATTTTTTATTTAAGTGCATCTTCTGGTGCTTCTGAATCAAGTCCTGATGTGATTAGTCCAGATGCTAATGCAGGAAGTAAGCGTTGGATATTACAGGGATCTGGAATATTTTATATTAATGATACAGACGCATCAAATCAACTTCAGTTGAAATGGAACGAAGATGATAGTTTAGATCGAATATTGAACTTTAAGGTTAACTCTGGAGATAGAACCCTTGACCTTTCTGAAAATTTAACATTAGCAGATGGCTACGATTTAACTATTACGGTTGAGGATGCTGCATCTTCTGTAGTTCTGGATAATATCAATTTTGAAGTTGAAAATACTGATGGAACTCAGCGCACTATAAAGATCACTTCTGCAAAAGCTGGAAACACTACCCTAACAATAAATGAAGATTTAACAATCGTTGATGGTAGTGCTGCTATACTTCATTTTTCTTCAACTGCTACATTGACTGTGAGTGGAAGTGTTGATGCTTATAATCACAAAGCTGCACATATAACAAGTGGCAATGATGAGATTGACGGTGATAAATTAGACATTGATTGGAACCCAACGTACTCTACCCCTGCAACTAGTCCTTCTGAAGCAGATAGTGTTGATAATTTAACGGCGCATCTTTATGGTATAGATCAAAAGTTAAGCGTTGTTTCTTCCTCTACTCATGCAACATCACATGATCCAGAAGATGGTTCAGATGCATTAGATACGGCAGCTCCTTCCGAAATTTCCACTGTTGTTGCTGGTGGTGTTGGTACTTCACATAGTTTTCCAAGAGCCGATCATATTCATGCCATTAATCATGCTATCACTGATAATCACATTGTAACGATTGATTCTGCTAGTGCTGCTTCTGGTGAATACGGGAAATTTACTGCTAATGGTTTAGAGAGTAAATCGTTTGCGGAAGTAATGGGAGATCTAAGTGCAACGGCTGCTACTGCTTTTGATATGAATAGTCAAAGGATTACATCGGTTTTAGATCCTATTAATTCTCAAGATGCTACCACAAAAGCCTATGTTGATTCTGTTGCTCAAGGTTTAAACCCTCATGATGATGTTGCTTGTGCTACTACAGGAAATATCACCCTTAGTGGTGAACAAACTTTGGATGGTGTTTTAACTTCTACCAGTAGAGTTCTTGTTAAAAGTCAGACTGATCCTATAGAAAATGGTATCTATGTATCTGCATCTGGAGCATGGACAAGAGCAACAGATATGGATGCTGACGATGAGGTGGCAGGTTCTTTC